CAAAATCTATTCATGATGAATATGACCCTGCAACAAAAACCACAAGAACAAAGGTAGTAGAAACTTTATGTAACGAAGAATAGTTATGAACATATTAGTTGATAAGATTTTAAACTTAGTCAAGTCAGCCGTTTTGTTCGTCTTGTGCTTGCTTGTAGGTGCGTTGGCTTTTGAAGGTGTTTGCTCATTGGCTAATAGAAAAGAACCTGCAAAAGAATTTAGTACAACAGTATTTACTAAGAATTGGCATGACTATCTGCTTGTGGACACGAAACACGGAGTTTTGCGTTATTCATGCAGAGAGCTGCCATTGTAATAAAAAGAAATAGCGTATGAAGATTAGACAAGCTAAGAAAATAATGAAACAAGTCTATAAAACCAGATATTGGGCTTATAGACTTGGTTATTATCATGGTAAGAAAGATTTAGGGAAGATAGCCGGAGACCACCGTCTTATAAATGCAATTAAGCTAACAAAAAGTAGCTTATGAACATAGGAAATATCAAGTTCAAGGCTAAACGTCTTGACAACGGAGAATGGATAATTGGAAGCTTTGTTGTAATGGAGATTCCTGCACTTAGCAAAACTACTATAGGTATCGTAGCTGAAGGTGGTGCAACGTTGTATGAAGTTGCACCACCTACCATCTGTCAGTTTACCGGAGAGCAGGATATGAATGGGAAGGAGATTTATATCGGTGACATCATTTCTAACCTTGAAACAGGAAGTATTGTTGAGGTTGTGTGGAATGACGCTTTAAAAAGGCTGGACTGCAAGTTTCTGAATGCTGACGATGGTCTTTTCGTTCCATTTGGAATCTTTATTAAAAGGTATAAGAGAATCGTTGTCTTGAAGTCTAAGTTCGATAAGGAAAAGTAAAATGGGAATATCGAAAAAGCAAAGAGATAAGATTTGGAGTAATGTTCCTCGGCTTCTTAGCAAAAAAGAAATTGAGGAGCTAAGCAAGGTAATAAATGACCTTTATGATGATGTCCGAAAAATAAAATCTAAGTATAGATAAATTTAAACAATTATGACAAAAGAAGAAACCAAACAGCGCATCGCCGTCATGCAAGCATACGTAGATGGCAAGCAGATACAAATTTGTGACACCTCTGTAGGGAAATGGATTGATACCGACTTTCCTTCATGGGCTTCCTATAAGGAATTCCGCATCAAACCCACCCCTTCCTACCGTTCCTTCAATAACGCAGACGAGTGCTGGCAGGAAATGCTCAAACACCAGCCATTCGGTATTGTGAGTAGCAATACACGACAAGGCATACATGGCTTTCGAGTCTCTCGATGATGGCATTTGTAATTTCAACGGCTACAGAGAAGAAAGCTTCGAGTCCGCATTCGATGACATCCAATTCGCCGACGGCACACCCTTCGGCATAAAAACAGAACAATGACACAAGAAGAAGAGAATCAGCATATAAAGAAACTAAAAGACGCAGGGTTCGACTGTGGCAGCAGCATGTCAATGCTCGAAGCTATACAGCTTTTGAAGCTATCGAACAGAGAAGCAAAGAATGGTTCACGGAAAATTTAATAAAACAAAGCAACAATGAAACAGGCAGATTATCAGGCTGACGGCACAGATTGCCGTACTGAAAGAAATTGCCGTTGATTACAGCGGCAAGACGATAGACAACATCATGCAGAAGCTCGAAGCCATTAAGAAGGAGGTGGAGCATGATCAGAGTAGAAGGTATAACAACGCAAGTATACAAGGAAACACACTGACACAGTGATTTGGGCATAAACATTAACAACATTTCATCTATGATACAGCATCAGCATTGGGAAGACTCCATTCGCATACTCGTCACCGACGAGATGCACCATGGCAGCATACAGGCGTTTATTCCTCACTGCACCGAAGACAAGCCTTTGGATGGCGAGGCCGACGCTCTCATTTACTCGCTGTGGGTGGACGAAGCGAACCGTGGTCGTGAGGTGGCAAAGCACTTGATGGAGGCTGTAGAGAGGGAGCTGAAGCGTTGCGGCATAGAGACCGTCGCGATATCGTGGGACGGACGCGACTCTCCACAATGGGTGTTGCACTGGTATAAAAAGTTGGGTTTCGAAGAAAAGGCGTTCGGCTATCAATGCTGCACGCTTCTAAAACGGCTGTAACATATTAAAAGTCGTTGATAATAAATTCAACTAATAGACATTCAGTAATTTTGTAAATAGTAAAATTATGAAACGAGAAATAGTATACAGAATACAGACAAATATTGACGGACTCCGCTTTAAGGGCGAGCCCAAAGAGACATACATTATATTAAAAGGAACTGTAGCAAGAGTTACCCAAAGGAAGTTGTTTGGCTTTATTCACCTTCCCGACAAATGGGCGTGGGAGATAAGCATGTTCGATATAAGGAGCAAGACTGTATCGGAAAAAGAATGCAAGAACATCTTCTCTTTCGATACATTCAAGCGACTGAGCGAGGAACGTCTTGATATGGAGAGAATGTTAAGAAATAAATGTAAGGATTACAAGAAAATATACTCGCAAAACATCATTCTATAATGATATTTAATTAAAATACAAAAGAGGCATAACGAATAAAATTATGCCTCTTTTTTCTATCGCTTGTCGTACAGAACATAATCAATTACTTTTCTGTTTGCTTCGTCGACTTTTGCTTGGTCTTTTTGAATATATATATCTGTTATCCTATGTGCAGATTTATGTCCTAAACAGTCTGCTATTACATCTGTGGAAATTCCTATTTGATAGGCTATTGTTGCAAAAGAATGTCTCGCCCAATATACACTAATGTTTGGCAAATCTATTTCTTTACAAATTAGTTTTAATGCGCGATTCAATGATTGTTCACGATATAGATAGTTCTTAGTTTCGTCAAACATAGACAATAAATGTTCGTCTCCTTTGTATCTTTTTATTATAGCTAACGCTTCAGGCTCAACTTTTATGCTGTATTGTGTTCCTGTTTTTGCACGTTTATAAAAGATTCTGCCTTCCGAAATCTCTTTAATTTTTGAGAGGTCAACTATGTTAATTCCCATCAAGTAAAAAACTAAGAAAAAAACGTCCCTGTATTCAGCTCGTTTTTTAGTTAATTTCGCATTTAGCAAAGTTCTTAATTGCTCGACGGTTAAAGCTCTTTTTACAGTTTCTTCTGTTTTTATGGAATAGTTTAAAAACGCATCATAATCTGTTTTTCCTCTTTTTTTTGCAAAACTGATAACTGCTCTAATACAACGCAGTTTTGTTGCAATCGTATTGTTTTTGTTGCCTTGATGTTTAAGGTGTTGTACAAAATTGTCTATCCATTCTATATCTATATCCTCCAACAAAAGGTCATCATAGTTACAATAATTTTGAATTGTAATAATTGTAGATTTATATATTTTAATAGTTCCTTGGTTATCTTTTGTCTTAATGAATTTTTCGCATTGGGTTTTAAAGAGGTGTTCATTTATATCGTTGTTATCATCTTGATTTGTCAGTATTGCCAATAATTTTTTGTTAGGTATAAGTCTTAACTTGCCGGTGCTTTGCAATTCTTGAACCTTGTCAGTTATTTCTACAATTCTTTTACTAAGTTTTAAATTAATGGCATTTTTGTTCGTGAGTAGTTTAACTTTCTCGTTTTTTGAATCCCATTCGTTTGCATGTAATTCATAACCTGTTGCTATATATAAAGCACTGTTTTTTCTCGCAATTTTTATTTTAAGAGGAAACTTCCCATTGTTAAGCCTCCGTCTTTTGTCTAATTTTATAGATATTTTTATCATGTTTACTCCTCCTTTTTTGCACGTTATTTGCACGTTTATTGAAATAGTCTGTTATGTTTAATGTCTTTTTGTTTTGTATTGCAATTGCAAATATATTGAAAAATCATGGAATTTCCTTTGTTTTTAGGATTTATGCAGATTTATTTATTTATATTTAGTAGATATAAGTACACGGTAATGCACCTCATTGTATTACAGTGTGTTATATGTAAATAAAGATACCATTTGCATGAAATTTGCTTGTTTTTTTGTTTTTTATATTATTTGATAGTAATACAACAGCGCACACGATACCACCCTCTAATATCTGATGTGTCGACAATAAAGTCTGCATAATTTGGATTTACGGAGCGACATATAACCTTTGTCGCATCATCCTTTACGGGGAATACATTTTTTACAATAGCTCCATTAGATGTGTCAAGGACATAGGTGCAGCCCCATTCTATGTATGACGCCTCGTTTATGCGCTGAACAAAGATTTTACAACCGTTAGGGTATTCCGGGGACATGCTGTCTCCGTTTACCGTGAGAGCCAAAGTAACGCCCTGAACAGGAGATATTACTTGCTCGCATTTGTAACTCTCAATTTGACTTTCAAAATTATCAGGCGTTCCACCTTGCGCTGCAATAGGCAATAAAGGTACAGTATACCCAGTTGGGTTTCTTTTTACGTCACTATTCAACATAACGCTATTGCCAGTTGACAGCCATTCTATATTTATTTCAGGATACATTTCTTCTATCACCCTACTAAGTTTTCTTGATATGCCCTGACAATTATAAAAATGTGCATTGCTTAAGCCCATTGACTCTTGCCACTTTACAAGTGACATATGATAGTAACGTGCTGCTTCTTTAGCTCTTTCTACTAATGTACTCATATAAAAGGTTTAAAATAATATAAAAAATAATAGTTTCTTAGGATAACTAAGAATTATTTATTAATTTTGCGTTGTGAAAATAGCGTAACGCTAATCACGATACAAAGGTATTAATAATATATTAATTTATATATAAAATGAAAGTTAAAAAATGGTAATATTAAGTCAAGTAGACAAAGAACGAGCAGTTTGCGAGAAAGTCGCATACTACACAGAGCACGGATTTAAAAAATCGGAAGCCGTGCGGAAGGTAATGGTCGATTTTGCGTATACAACAGAAGCTGCGATTTATGGCATATTGCGGCGGAATAAAAAAAGAAACAATGGTTAATAATGCCCCTGATGTCACACCTAAAGGTCGCTATACAGTCAAAGAAGCAGCGACTAAGCTTGGCGTAAGCATAACAACAGTGTATCGCTATATGGAAAATAAGGTTATATCATGTATGATTCGCCCAAACGGACAACGTGTTATTCTCGGCTCTGAGATAATGCGCTTTTGGGGAGGTGAATATATTTAAAACAGTTAGCAATGGATAAGGAGATACAACAGGCAATATATTTGCTACAACAACATGGTTATGAGGTAATTATGCCTCAATCAGTAACCGAAATAAACGAAGAGTTTGAGTATTGGTGGCAACTTTACAATAAGAAACGCGGCAAAGATAAATGTGCAAAACGTTGGGCACGTCTATCCAAAAAAGACAGACAAGCGTGCATTGCTGCTACTCCTGCTTATGTACAATCGGTGTCAGATAAACAATATCAAAAAGACCCTTTTACATATCTTAATGGTCATTGTTGGCAAGATGAAATAATAGATCCTTATGGAGAACGAAAACAAGCAATTGCATTTGCAACAAAAACAGCAGACATCCTTAGCGCAGAATGATTTGTTAACGCGAATGCTCGAAAGATATCCGCTGATAAGTCAACGAAAAGAAGCCATTTCTTCTTTAACGGATGCAATAATGGCTGAAAACTTATCTTTAAGTGCGATTGATACGAAGAGCAAAAGCGAAGTTACAAATTTATGGCTAAGAACACAGCTTGTTGACGTGTTAAGGTTCTGCGGCGCATATGACGTAGCAAGCAAAATGCAAGTAGTTATAATAGCGAGGCAAATAAGAAGTAAATATTTTTATCTTACACCAACCGAACTTACATTCTTTTTTGAGTCTTTTATAGGAGGCGCATATGGGGTGCTTTATGTTGGTAAATCTTTTAATCCGCAAGTAATAATGCAAGCCGTCCGCTTTTTTGATGGTGAGGTTATTAACAAGCGAGCAGAAATTGAAGATGAGTATTATAATAAATGTTTACAAGAAGAACAAAAGCTTATAAAAGAAGGGAAAACAGGTATAAATGCTTGGTTAAAGTATTGTGAAGAAAATGGAATTGACAATCAACTTTTACCGATGCAACAGTATTTGAAAGAATCGCGAAAGCGCAAGTTTAACGTAAAATAAATAAACAATGAAAATTGAGATTAAATCAATAACGCTTCAAAATTTCAAAAAGGAGCGGTACAAGACTCTTAGTTTTGCTCATAATGTATTAATAAGCGGAGGAAACGAGACGGGCAAAACTACAATTTACGATGCTTACTTATGGTGTCTGTTTGGTGTTACAAGCCGTCCGGACACTATAGTACAAACATTGGATGGTAACAACAACATTATCCACAAGCTCGAAACATCTGTGATAGTTGTCATAAATTACAATGACGAACGAGATATAAAGATAGAGCGCCGCTTGGCTGAGCGTTGGAAAGGCAAGGACACCGCAGATGAGAAGTTTATGGGTACCACACAATCACGTCTCGTTGATGATGTACCTTATTCTGTGTCACAGTTTAAAGAGAAGCTAAACTCTCTGTGCAATTTTGAGGACTGGTTTATGTTATCAAATATAAGCCTGTTTTGGACATATAAAGTCGATGTGCGCAGAAAAATCCTCATGTCGTTAGCTTGTGATATTAACGAGGAAGAGCTAATGCAAGACTATCCTTTAGTCTACAAAGGAGTGTATACAGAGAAAAAAGATATTGCCGAAATGCTCACACAGCAAAAAACGACACGCAAGAGAGCTAATGATGAATTACAACTTATTCCGGCAAAGGTACAAGCGCAGGATGCATTAAAAGTTGACGAAGATTTCGACAATATTGAATCGGAAAAAGTGAAAGTCGAAGCACAACTTGCCAACATCGAGGCAAACTTGCAAGGTGTTGTAACCGAAAGCTTGGAAATGCAAGAATACAAAAAACGTGTTGCTGAACAGGAAGCTAAAAATCAGACAGCTCACAAAGCATGGACAAAAGCACACTTTGCGGAGGTTGATAATATATTTAAGCAAGTAAGCGAAGCGTCTGAGGCTTTGCGCACCGCTAAAGCATCGCAGAAAACAAACCTTGATGCAAATATCCAGAATAAGGCTAAACTTGCATCGCTAACCAATGAGTTTAACGATTTAATGCAACAATGGAAAGATGTTAACGAAAAGGAATTTAGCTACGCCCAAACAGATATTTGTCCCGTTTGTGGTCGTCCTTATACGGACGAAATGAAGGAGCAGGAATATGCTAACGCTGTGAGTGAGTACAATACTAACAAGGCGTCTAAGCTCATGGAAATACAGAATAAGGCAACTGAAAAGCATGGGCAAATAACAGTAATAAAAGGCTGTATTAATACATATGAGCAAGTTACAGCCAACACGGATAAGAAAGATGTTGCCACTAAACAAGAAACATACAACGCCTTAGTGCGAAAACGTACAGAAGTGCAGACACAGACGTGGGAAACATCAGCTGCATATGCCGAGACTATAAAGGAAATAAACGCAATCAAAGCAACAGAACCAAAACCTGTTGTTGATGCAACCGTTGAAGAGAGTAGACAAAAGAAGAAAGAACTTACTGCCAAACGTGACGAGCTTATAAAACGTTTGTCGAGCCGTGATACAAACAAACGTATCGAAGACGAAAAAGTAAAGCTTGACAAGCGCTCACGAGAACTTGCACAAATAGTAGCAGATTGCAATGAGGTTATTAGGCAAATAAAAGAGTACAAAAAAGCGAAAATCTCGATTGTAGAAAGCAAGGTCAACTCTTACTTCTCACTCATACGTTGGAAGTTTTACGAACAGAACATAACCAACGACGATGAAAAGGAGATATGCACTGCTATTGACCGCAATGGTGTTGATTACAACAATACCAACGATGGTACGGTTATCAACATGGGCATAGACATAATCAACGGCATAAGCAAGGCAAAGGACATATATGTACCTCTATTTGTTGACCGCAAGGAGTCAGTAGAAAATGCGCTGCCATCAGTGCAACAGGTTATCTACCTACAATGCAAGTATGGAGAACCATTTAAAATGGAAAATGTATAACAACTTGTAAATAAAAACGAAAGGGTTTTATATAAAAAATTAAAATTATGGGAGAAACAAAAGATTTGGCAGTAATTCAGCCTCAAAAAAGTATTAATATTTTCGGTTCTATCGAAGGTTTTGAAATAGGACAGAGAATAGCAAAAGTGTTTGCTTCATCTTCATTTGTTCCAGATGCCTACAAAGGTAATATTGGAAATTGTATGATAGGTCTTAATATGGCTATTCGTATGAATGCCGATCCTTTAATGGTTCTACAAAACCTCGTAGCCGTGAATGGTACGCCGACCTTTGAAGCAAAGTTTGCCATCGCTTGCTTTAATGCAACAGGAAAATATTCTACGCTTAGTTATTCAGAAGTTGGCGAAAAAGGTAAAGACGATTGGGGTATGTATGCATACGCTATCGAATTAAAGACAGGAGAAATGAAAAAAGGTCCTGTCGTAACAATTCAAATGGCAAAGGATGAAGGTTGGTATGCCCGCAATCCAAAATGGAGAAACATCCCAGAATTGATGCTTCGTTATCGTTCTGCTTCATGGCTTATCAGAACCACTGAACCTGGTATCATGATGGGTTTTCAGACAAGAGACGAGGCAGAAGATGTTGATTACGAGGAAATTCCTGTTGTCAATACAGCTGTTGACCAGCTTTCCGCAGAAGAAAAGCTTGTTCAGGCACAAGAGAAAGAGCTAAAGGAGGCAAATTCTCAGGCTATGGACATGAACACAGTAGGCAAAACAGCAACTTCAGACAACAATACCGCAGGAGCTGAACAGCCAACAAATGCAAGCGCATCCGCAAACAAACCTCAACCTATGGGCAAACAAGAAATGCCGAATCTATTCAAGTAGTGATAAAGCTTCAAATCTTCAACAACAACAAAGATGGAGGAGTGGGAATGTTTCCTGCTCCTCTATTATATAATAATGTATAAAGCAATATGACAATAACAGTACTTGGTTCTGGCAGCTCAGGCAATGGATATGTAATACAGAATGAAACTGAAGCGTTGATAATAGAATGTGGCGTAAACTACAAATATGCCGTTGAAGCACTCAGCGGTAATGTCGGCAAAGTCAGCGGTTGTCTTGTAACACATAGTCATGGCGACCATGCTGGGTTTATGCATCAATATGCAAAAGCCTTTAATGTATACGCAACCAAAGGGACATTAGAAGAATGCAACATTAGACCTAACACGTTTCATTATTGCGCAATACCTTTGCTTCGTGAATTTAAAGTCGGCAATTTTGTTGTAAAAGCTTTTGATACGGAGCATGACACCAAAGAGCCGTGTGGTTTTATAATCTATCATAATGAAATCGGAACGATACTGTTTTTGACGGACACGCACCACGTAAAATACAAGTTCGATTTTTCTTTGGACTACATTTTCATTGAGTGCAACCATACCGACGAACTGGTAGACAACAGCATAAAGAACGGTATTATTCCCCGAAAGGTCGGCATACGCGCCAAGGCTACGCACATGAGCCTTGAGAGGTGTATTGGCTGTTTAAAGGCTTGCAATACAAGTAAGACAAAGGCCGTGGTACTTATTCATATATCGGCAAACAACGGCAACAGTGAGGCTTTTCGCAAGGCAGTGGCACAACAGGTCGGCAAGCCTGTTTATTGCGCCACAAGGGGCTTGAAATTCGATTTTATAAACATTTAAATTAAAATAATATGAACTACAGAAAAAAGACGGACGCAGAGCCATTTACGACTCGTAAATAAGCACATCACAAAGAACGAGGAGGTTAGTTTACATTAACCTCCTCTTTGCTTTTGTTGCGTTACGAATGTGTAACGCGCCTTCTTATTTATCACCTAATACCTTCCAAGCCTTCTCGTCTTTGAATGGCGTGTCGTCGTCATTGAGCCAGTTGACGGCAAGCTCGCTGAACTTTATCAGCATCACGCACCAATCTTCGTTCGGCCACCAGGAGTAAAGTAAGTTGTGGTAATCGGCAATGATATTGTTGAGCACAACTGCAAAGTCGTACAAGTTGTAGCCCTTGATTTGCGCCTTGCATTCCTCGTACAACTCAACGCACTCGCGTTCTGACACGAATGGTGCGTGAATGGTGCATCCGTCAGTTGTGGCGTAATACATACGAGATATACTCTCCTTTGCGCTGCTTGCATCAAAATGATTGCCCATGATAGCCTCGCGGATAGAAGCCTTTAAGGCTGTCTTTTCGTCAATGCTCAAACACTTGTTGAGCACGGTTACGATTGCTGCAATAGCATTATTCTTTGCCTGTTCGTTCTTGCAAGCATAAACATCATCAAATAAGTTTGTCATAATGCAATAGGTTTAAATTGTTGTATCTTTTTATTTTATGGAATTGAATAATTGTTCGCAAAGCTCGCCCATTATGTAACACGGCTCTTCACTTTGCATTCCTATTCCGTCATGGTCGCAGATGTGCGCAACTACATGCAGAAGCTCATGTCCTATGGTGTTTACCAAGTTTCCTTTATTGTCAGATGCGCCAACTGCGACAACACTTTCTCTTGTTCCTACGTTAGAGTAGGTTAGTCCTCGCTCTTCACTCGCCAATGATAGATGTTTGCTTGCCGTTTCAAGGGCTTGGCCGTTGCAGCCTATATCCTCTAACGCATGGCATATTTCATCAGAATCATTGGCTGTATACCCGATGAAGCACATAACTCTCCATCTGTACTGTTCCAAGTGAATCTCACGCCTTATCATAGCAAATCTTCCCAAGGAATAGGCATACCGTTGTGGCAACAGTCAGCATAGAAACGGTTGAATATAAAACCATCCTTCTGATCTACATCGTCAACCGTGTCTTTTATATAATGTGCTAAACTCTCCTCGTCTTTTATCGACTTACCCCAGAAGTCAGCCTTACACATATTAGCAACGTACACATGGTCGTAGCCGACAAGGTTATCAAGGGTTAGATTATTTGACTGCATCAACTCCTCGACTTTGTCCTTGTTAATAGGTTCTATCGGTTCTTCCTTGCCGCTTGCTTTGTTGATTTTACGCATATGACTAACAGCCCATTCACACATTTTTTTGTTGAAGTGATAGCCGTTGTATCTGAGATAAGCTATCATTCCTTCTGGCTTCATGTCATATACATCTAAAGGCATTCTACATTTTCCCATAGTCTTATTTCTTGTTAAGACAGGTAAGGAAACAGTATTCCCTACCTGTCGGTTATTACTTAGTAGCGTCTGCCACCTCCATGATATCCGCCACCATAACGCTCTCCGTAACGTCCTTCATCGTCGTAGTCCATGTCACGCTCATAGCGTCTGCGCTCTTCACGCCCCATGTCCCTATAGTCAGACATAGGAGAACGTTCGCCCATACGACCTTCGCCTCGTTGCATGCTTTCAAGGCAAGACATTACCTTACCGCCGTATCGTAGCATCTTCTCGGCATTCTCCACAAGCTCGTCAAACTTGTTTTCAGTTATTTCTATCATATACATAATGTACGTTTTAAGTGTTAACGTTCGACTTCTTGTTTAATGCTCTTTGCAGCATAGTCTCTATATTAGACAATGTGCCTTTCATCCCATTCATGTCGGCTTCAAGGTTGCCTATTCTCTGTTCTTGAGCCTTTTCCTTTGCTATCTGCGGATTGAGAACACCCATTATCTGCTCACAGTTCTTAACTACTTTTTCGTGGTAGTCCTTACTGTCAAGTACCTCTTTCGAGTTCCTGAGCATTGCTTCAACCTCTGCTATCATAGCATCACGGCTGTCTGCTACTACAAGATTGCCAGAGTTAGCAATCTGCCCATTCGAAGGGAGCTGTTTAAACTCAGCTTCTCCGTCTGGCATTTTAACCTTTACGTCAACCGTAGTTTCCATAGGTTGCGGATTAAACTGTCCCGGCTGATACGAAGGGAATTTGGGCTGTGGGTTGCTTACACTTACCACTTGTCCTATTTTTAGTGTCGGTTCTCCCGACTTGTCAAGCACATAAAATATGCTGTTTTGTCGAAGTCCTTGAAACATAGAAGTCGAATTTTAACTTGTTATACAATACCCGTCATAAGTTGAAGGGTGTTAGTGTCTCTCTCGAACCAGAACTGAAACACACCAGTTCCGGCTACATCGGCAACGGTCAATGCCGCACCATTGAATTTGGTTACAGCCTGTGTCGTGCCGTTGGTCTCAAAGAGGATAGGCAGCGTAGTTGTCGTACCAGTCGGTATTGCCTGTTGCAGATTAACGAATATCGTTCCTCTGTAGTTAGCATTCACAAAGGCGTGGTTCTTAAAGGTGAACACCACGTTCTCAGCATTTACCTTTACACCAGTAGAGCCTATCGCTGCCGAACCTCTTCTGTTGACCCATGAAAAAGGATAGCCCCAAATCATAGTCTTGCCCTCCAATTATGCTTTAGTTCCAAAAACTCGCACCATTTACAGCGTTAAAACCGTACAAGCCCATCTGAGCTGCTACACAGTTCGGAACAGCCGTGAAGGGACTGTATGCTACTGTTGCCGTTTCGGGCAATTTACACTTGATACCTGCTACCTCTTGCTGCAAACCCGTCAGTACAGCATTGATAGGTGCTATAGCTTGACCTACAATCTGCGAAGTCATAGCAGAAGACTTGAAGGTGCTGTTTTCCTCACGCAGGGCATCGATCTTGTTCTGCATCTCACGCATCTCAGCTTGCTTCTGACCGTTTACGATGGTCTGAGTGCTGTCCTTGATAGCGTTGTGCAAGTCGCAAGTCTGACGCTGTGTCTCGTATGCAACATTAGAAAATCCACGCTCCTGACCGACAGCCACGTTGTTGATGGCGTTTGTCAAAGCACCTGTCTGCTGACACATTGCCAACTTTACATTACCATCCATAGCGGTGATGGCGTTGTTTGTCTTGCAGCAACACTCAGCCAACTGTGTAGCGATAGCGTTATTGCCCTGCATCAGAGCTGCGATAATCTGGTTGGTGTTCATTCCCATCTGACTGCCGATGTTGCATACTTGCTGACCCAAGCTGTTAATAGCAGCCATAACAGCGTCGCTCGTAGTGTTGAGGGCTGTAGCCAAACTCTGAACATCATAACCATTGCGCTGAACAGCTTGCATGATAACAGCTGTGTTAGCATCGTTGTTAATCATTGGCACAACTCCGCCCTGACCGTTAGGCATCATGCCGCCACCAAAACCGCCGCCAAAGAAGTTACCTCTGCCCATGATAATAAAAAGGAGCAAGATTGCGAACAAATTATCTCCCCAACCATTGCTCTTACCGTTGCAGAGGGCAAACAAACTTGGGTCTATGCCCTGCTTTTGCATGAGCGCCGGAAGCATAGCAAGAATGCTATTAAGACCGCCACCGCCACCTGCGCCAGTGCCATTCTCACCGAACACATAAGTTTTACTCTCCATAATAACTGTTTTTTTCTGTTTTACTTAATAGATTTACTAACACTATTCTGTAACGTTACAGGCACAAAATTAGCGTGTTACGGCAAATAAAGCCATAACACGCTCACATTTTTTATTATTCTCTGAAATTCAGTTGTTTACGTTGATAATATATACTATCATTTCTTATGCTTTTTCCTTATAAATGGTAGTATATCCCATTTCTTCCACCATCTAACATGACCTCCTACGTCTTGCTGTCCGTTTGGAATATCACCTCTTTTTACCATTCTGTTGAGTGTAGCTTCACTGACACCAAGCTTACGTTGTACTTCTTCTTTAGACATCATAGGATTCATCAGATTCGGAAGATAGTCTTCGCATAATTCTTCTATATCTTCATCTGACATTCCACAAGCTGTTACCTTTTCTCCATTCTTCTGTTGTTCCCATGCCTTCATACAGCTCTCATACAGAGATTTCAGAATGAGAGCCAAGGTGTAATAGTTGAATACTTTTCTTTTCATAGCCATTTTGCTTTAGAAGAAAATCCTTTTACCTATTCTTGTTCTTGTTAAGAACCAATCTATTACCCAGTACAAGTAAAATACTCCTGTCATTACTATTACAGACATACATGACATTACCATTTCGTTAGTGGTATACCAAGACCAATAAGTGAGATGTATAGCATTTACACCGAAGTAATAAAAGAACGGAATCCTGTATACCCAACACAGCCAGAAGAATCTACTGAACAGTATGAGCACAAGTGGTAATACATACAGTAACACATATATAAATGCGTAGCTTGGCCAGTGTTCGGAATGCACGATAAACATTTCTCTCGGATTCTTTGAGAAATCCAACATGGCAAAACTATGCCACACCATTATACATATAGGTAGCCATTTAGTTATCCACTTGATGAATTTCAACAATCTTCTTGAATAGCTGTTACCACTCATTATTAACAGCGAGATAACCTCGCTCACGTCCATTCCGTCTAAAACAGAAAGGAGTGCCTTTTTCTTTTCTTCTGTCATAATCGTTTAGTCTAAAATCTGATATTGTGCAAATATAGCAAAAATTATCAGAATGCAGTTAATTTAACTGTTAAATTCTCAAATTGTTAGTGCATACTTGATTTACGTGGCAAAGTGTTATGTAAAAAAGGTTTATTATTACAATTTGGAAATTAAAGCCTTACCTATCCTCTACGGACGGGCAAGGCTTACCTGAAACAAATCTATTAACCTTAAATTAAAAAACTAATAACTAAAGCCATTAACCATATCTAATAATCCAAACAATTTCCTTTTATTCTTTCTTCCCGCTGCTCTTCAGCCTTCCTCTCGCATATCTGAGAGTCAGCAGAACCACAGCGCCTATTATTATGACAGCGATGCAGGACGCGATGGGCTTTTCTATGTTCCTTTCCCACCAGTTCAGCTTTCTCTCCACCGGCACAGGCACGTCATTGTTTCTTCTGCCAATGTTCGTCAGCGAGTCCACTTTCGCCTTGTACGTCTCTAAGCTGTCCTTCATTAGCGTGTTCAGCGAGTTCTCCACGTACCTGTCCCTCCAGTGCCAGGTCTCCGTCTTCTTCACGTTTCCGTATTCGTCCACGGTCGTAGCCGTCGAGTCCCTGCTCCACGTCTTGTCCGTCTTCGCCCTCTCCACGTATCTCAGCACCTCACGGTCCCTGTACACCGTGTCCTTCGCCACCTTCGTCACCCTCACATTGTCCGTTCTTGTCAGCACCGCAGGCTTCTTCGCTCCGCAGCCGGCCAGCATACTGACCATCAGGCAGAGCAGCATCCCCCACAGCGCTCCTACAAATTTACAATATAATTCGTCCATCATAACCGCTTCTCCTTAAAACTTCATCCTTCTTCACTCTTTTTTCATCGCCTCCTCCACAGCCTCGCCGATGTCCTCGTCTTTCTTCTTCATCAGCGCTATAATGAAGCGCTTTATCGAGAACCTGTTCTTCACGCCGTGCAGCTCACACACATGTCCGACGATCGAGTCCACCTCCCATACACACCCAAAGCCAAGTCCTACCGCAGCCGTCACCACATGATTCGTCCATCCCAACGGCTCGAAGATAGCCAGACCGAGCACCGAACCTAATATAAGGTAGGTGATATAGTCCACCGCCTTGTTGCACGTTCGCCGTCCCGCCCTCGAAAAGCGGAAATGCTCATGTTTATGCAGACTCTCGCTCACGCCGAACCAGAAGTCCGCCACTATCAGCACCACTATCAGCACCAACATCCATCTCAAATCGAAGAGCGCAGACAGCGCCTCCCCTCCCATTGTCCCCAAAACGACGGCCTTACCCGTACTTGTAGTCAAGTTATTAACCATCCAATCAATCTTTTTTACATTAACAAAAATCCCAAACAAAAGAATAATCCTTCCTAAAAACCAAGCAGCTCAGCAAAGAGGCCCAGAAAGGCTTAGTGAGGCTTAGCTGCCCAGTCCCTCAGCAGCTCAATCCAGCCTCCTTCATAGCCTTTCTCACCGTCCCGAACATCTTCCCCATCGTCTCCACGTAGTTCGGAGCCGTCGCATACTTCTTCCGCCCCTCCTGTATCTTCTTCACGTAGTTCTCAGGACTCATCCTGTACGCCCAGGCTTCCGGCCACGATTTTTTCAGCACAGCCGCATGGTCTCTCAGCGCCTCGCCCAAAGTGGCGTAGTTTCTGAACAGCCGCTTGCAAGTATACTTATACAGGCCCTTGCCAGCCACATACTCTATCTTCACCACCTTTTCCGGCGCCGTGAACCTCACCGTCTTAGTCCTGAAATACTCATGCGTTGTGACAAGCAGGCATTTCTCCACAGGCCATCCGCCTCTTGTTATACCAAATACGTTATACTTGCCGATAGCGCTCTTGCCCCATCCGCTTTCCAGAGCCGCCTGCGCAATGATAAACACGGGCGAAATGTCCGCATTATAAGCCGCAGGAGCCATCCATTTACAAAATTCCTTAGGTGTCATATCATTTATTATTTGTCAGTTATTGTTTCTTATTTGCGCCCATTAAGCAGCCACGCAAAGAGGCTTAGATATGCTCAGTGAGGCTTAGAAAGGCTCAGTGAGGCTCATCGTTCATTGCCAAATCCCTTTTTAAGAGTTCATTATTCCTGCCGTCTTCAATGCTTTTATAATAGCGTTTACTTTGTTTATTACGGTTGTTAAGGATGCTGAGGAAGACAATTCTGCCTGCGCCGGCATTTTACCTGTCGGTATATTGTCAAGATTATACTCCTCTTCTTTTGTTCCTGTCAATGTGAAATACCAGCTTGGAGTCCCTTGGGCTGTTCCGCCGGAAGCGAAACAGACCTTTGCCAAGGAGTTCGACAATGACAGCACGCCCTTGATGTCGCCTACGCCGAAAGCAAGGCCGCTTGCGTATTTCTGCGCGTACCATGCGGGGGCGTTATTGGCACCTTTGACCACCTTGAGCCATGTGCCTTTTGCGTAGTCGTTGCTTATAGCGCTCCAGCCACCTGTGGTGGCATCCTTCAATGTGACGCTTACGTTGTTAAGGGATGTGATGTTGTGGCTGTGTGTTGTCGAAGCCTTGCCGTTGAGAGCCGTATAGACAACCTTGTTCTGCACCGGGTTGGTGGATGTACTGCTGAGAGCCGAGTCAACCGTTATGTTATTGTTGGTTGTTGCAAATGTCGTATTGCGCTTAAAGGTTAGCTTGTTGCCATCTATCGTGACATCAGTGATGGCGTTTCCGCTACCTATTGTCTCTACCTTGTTGAAATAGGACGAAAGCATTGTCTTAAGCTTCGTCACAAGGTGGGAGAGTCCTTTATCGTCAAGATATGCCATAGTAGAAAATTGAGCCACGCCCACCAATAAGGTGAGCGTAGCGATGAATTAAAAAATTAGAACAATGATTCGATGTAGGTCTCGTCTATCCTGTCGTTGATAAGGACAAGACCGCCTGACGTAGCGTCAAGCATATACAGGCCTGTGCCCATTGAGTAAATCTTTCCTGCCGTAGGCTTGGTCAGTCCGCCGGAAAGAGTGCCATACATGTTTCCGTCACTAAGCGCACCGTACTGTGTCGAGCCGACAACCTCAACAAAACACTTCTTGGTTGTGTTGAACATTATCTTTCCTCGTGTTGCAGAACCTCCCATGGTGATGGCTTCTCCTGATGTCATTCCGCCGAACTCAACCACGCCGTATGCGGATGTGGGGATAGCGCCCTCCTTGACCATCATGGTTTTGCTGTCGTACACACCGTACACATCATCAAGTCTCTTCCAGTCGTCTGCTGAAATGAGACCGTGGAAACCTTCCGAGGCATCCCACAAGTGGCTGTCCTTGACGTGTCCGTCATCGTCAAGAGCAGCTACACCGTTGTTGGCACCCTTCTGGCTTAAGGGTATCTGCGCCTCGTTAGTTACATTGCCAAGACCTACCTGTGCTTTGTTTACTTTGTGCGGATTCTCCTTGTTGTTGATGTGGGTGTTAAGATTGGTCTGAACATCATTTATCGCTTTGTTGACAACCTTGTTCTGCACCGGATTGGTCGATGATGTAGAAAGTGCTGTATCCACAATAATTGATGTCTGCGCCTCACCCAATTTTTCCCACTTTGATGCGTCGTATGCTGCCGTTGTGTCACCAGTATAAATATACTCCGCATAGACATTCTTTTCAGCTGTGCTTGAAGCAAGCTTCAAGTAAATCTTCGTGGCATCAATGTTTGATGTAGGAAAGTCAGTGACAACCTTGTAGAGTGACAGGTCTATTTTGATGTTACCAGAACCCACGACGCTCTCACCGTTAATTGTCTTCATTGCCGGCATCTGTGCCGCTGTAAGTTTGCCGTCATTGCCGAGAGTTGCCACGCCATTTGCCTTACCCTTCTCCGATGCGGGTATCTGCTTAACGTTGTCCACGTTAAGCAGGCCCACATCAGCCTTTGCAATCACTGGGTTAGTGGAAATCTTTTTGCCGTTGATGGTATAGCCATCTACAGCTGTCTTCACTGCTGCGGAAGAATGATCCGCATACTCCTTGGTCTTAAAAACGAGTTTTGACAGACCTTTCTCGTCTAAATACTTTGCCATAATTATTAAAAAAATTAATTAATGAAACATTGATATATAGATTGTAAAAATCTCATTGTAATGCTATATGCTCTCGTTAAAGGCATCATCAATGCCCTTTAGGTCTATTGCTTCTGTTTTAACTTCTTCCAACGTCTCAACACGTGGTTTCAGTTCCTTCATTTCCAAATTCAAAGAATCAACATCTTTACGCACTTCCTTGAAAGCCTTTGTTACAGACGCATTGGCGATGGCGTTGTATGACTCTTCGTTTAATTCCACATCTATTGTCACTTGCGCTGCTCCAGCAAGACCTATTTCCGACTCTATGAGAGCCGTGACGGTTTCTACTTGTGAACCGACACAATCATTTTTAGTCTCCATAACAGAACTATCCTGCTGTGCCACAAGCTGCCATACGTCAATTTTATCTACAGTGTTCATGCCTCGTTCGCCGTCGTTCTCAACTAATGTGAGGGTGTACGCTCCAAGGTAATGCTGCGTAGAGCCGTAGCACGTGCCAGCGATGATACCGCCTGGTTCTGTATGCCAGTCAATATCACAACGATGACCATACGTATTACGCAGCAGAACCTTGACAGTTTTCCCCTCAAAGCTTTCTGCCTCTCCGCCACGTTTGACAGTCCATCGGAAGTTAATGTCATTGCCTATACGTATCTTTTTCATATCTTAATATTTTATATTTTTACACAATATCCATTCCATACTATTTTATAGTTCTTTACCGATGTGTACTCGAACTCGCAAGCCAACACAGCCATGTAGCCCGTTTCTATCCACTGCGACTGTGTGCCGCCACCCTTGATAGTCCCTCCGCCAATAACGTTTACCGTCGTGTCGCTCTTGTTCGCTATTATCACGATTTGTCCTATGTAGGATATTGCTTCTTCCGCCGTTACGCCGAGTGATGCACTTATACTGCCTATATTGTAAAAAGGTAGTACAGGTGAAGGATAATCGTCTCCATATTTCGCCTTCATCGCGCCCGTAAAGCACACGTATGAGCCAGCTGCCGAGAAGTCCATGCTTAAATAGCCATTGCTCTGTGAGCTTTTAAGATATTCGGAAATGTTATCAGGAGTGAGTGTCGTCATCTTCTTCACTATAAAACCCGAAAACAAACCGCTCTTTACCTCCAAGCGTCCCTTCTCGTTCACGGCAGCCGTCTGTTCGCCGTTGTTGTTTCTTATCTCGAATTTATCAGCCGTTGCCTTGATGATGCCGTTCTTGATGTCTAAGCCTGTCGCCACCACTGCATCGTCTATGGTTACGTCGTAAGGCGAGAGGCTCCAGCCTTGGTACGTATCGCCTTCTTCCAGCATCGGACGACACAGGTCTATCGCTCCGTTCTTTCTCACGCCTGTCTCTATCAGAAGGCGGTTACATGCTGCCGGAACGCTCACCGCCACCTTGTACAATGCCCACACGTTCAGTGTCTGACTGTCAGGGAACTTGATGCGTGCCACCTCCGTGCCCGTCACGGAGGTGTTGTATGTCTTGATAGCCACGTAGCTGCCATTGTCGGGCTTTGCCGTCATTCTCATCCATACGCTGAATATGTATTTTGTCTGCGGCTTCACGCGCACGTCCTTGAAGTACAGGCCCGTCCAAGAGTTTGCAGTGGCTCCGATACAGTAGCATTGGGCATAGTTAGTACCACCCACGCCCTCCGTCATTATCGTCACTTTCTTCGTACCGTTGATTGGCGTTATTTCGTCATATTCCCTAAGCGCCGAACCGACGATGCAGTTACGTGCCATGTTCACGGTCTCCTCCGTCACCTTCAGCGATATCTCACGGGCCGTCTGCTCAATGGTCGAGGTATACTTCTTCAGCTCGCCCTGCGTCTTGATGGGGATGCCGTTTACGTCCGTTTCCACTGCTCCTACACGGTTCGTCAGCTCCGTATAGTCCGTCCGCAGCTTCTTGTTGTCAGCCGATATCGTCCCCGTAAACTTTGCCAAGTTCACCATAAAGGGTATCTGCCGAGAGTATAGCGTACTTCCGATTGCCATATACACGATTACGAATCCGCTCGTCACACTCACGCCGAGCGTGCTGTCCTTGTTTATCGAAGCTCCCGATATCGTCACGTCTATGCCGTCTGTCTGCTTCGTAAGCGTCGGCTTGCCGCATCCTACATTATTGTTGCTCGGAAAGAGATTGCCCACTTCCGACACGATGTTTTTTCCTGACCGCATCACTTGTATGGTGGCAGTCTTGCTTACACTTGCCGATACGACGCCGTTCTCGTCTGTGTCAAACACAAGAGGCGCATCCTTGACGATAAACTCCACCGCGTCCTTGCCGTTTGCTCCGGGGTCTCCCTTGTCGCCGTCCTTGCCCTTGTAGGCTATGGCGTATGACACCGTCGTATGCTCTCCCTCCGAATCCTTGTAGGTCACCGTTGTCCTCGTCCAGAGATAGGGCTTCGCGTCGGTGGCGGCGATGATGGCCGACTGCCATTCCGTAGGTGTCACCGTAGCGCTGTCGGATATGGCGTACGTCACGCTCATGTCCGATATCACCACACCCTCGCCCTTCACGCTGCCTATGTCCAGCCAGTACGTGCCCGTATTCGTCCAGAGTATTTCGCCTATCTTGTATGAGTCGCCGTCGTTTGAGTCACACACGATATACTTGCCGTTCTTCCACTGCACCACGCAGGGACGCTTGCTGCCACCTTCCATGCCCGTAGTATCGTCAACGAGATAAAGGCCATCCTCGGTGGGTGTTATCTTCTGAAGGTCAGCATAGTTCTTTGCATGGGCAAGAGCGTAGCCGAGCACCTTAAAGCTTGTGCCCGTGTCGCCCTTCGCACCGTCGGAGAGGACAGGCAGCGTCAGTGTCACTGTGGTGTTGTCCGCCTTCACCGTAGCCCTTACCGTCACCGAAGCGAGTAGATAGAAGCTCACGCCGATGTCAGACAGGTGGTTTATCGCCACGCCGCTCTTGCTTTCGCCTGTAGTGGTCGTATAGTCCGCCTTAAGCGTATATCCGTCCTTCATATCCTCAGTCACGTTGCCCGTACGCTTGCGAAGCGTGAAGGTAATGTCGTTAGGGGTCGCCGTCTGTGAGTTCGGTTTGCGGATGATGTATTCCGACGACGGTACAAGCTCGTACGTCACCGTAATGGGGTCGATGATTTTTTCAGGGTCGTCATCGGTGAAGAACTTGAAGTTCTTGGCATTCTTGAGTACAAGAAGAGGAGAGTCTAATGAGGTCAGCGTCTTCCATTGGTACGGATTCACCGTGTCTCCAGTCTTGTAAGGCGCACCCATGGCATGATACATTGACAATGCCGGAGCATTCCCGTTGTCGCTTCCGTCCTCCGTCGAAGTCGTCAGCTTTATGAGGTTGCCGAAGCGGTTCCACTGTATTTGGTCTCCAGCCTGTACAATCACGTCGTAGGGCTGCGGCACGTCAGGTTCTCCTCCGTCCTCGGCTGGCTCGTAGCCGAAGAACATGCGGTTTGCTATGACATTGTTGCCGTCGTCAGTAGTCTTGCCCTCCTGCTCCTCGAACACCGCCGCCAAGCTCTGCTTCTCGCCCGTTGTGGTCACCTGTATCATCACATCGCCGAACACTAACGCCTTGCCGTCAGCGCCTATCACCTTTTGTGATGTCACCGGCACGCAAGCCTCGCTGCCCATGAACGTCCTTTTGTTTGACAGTATCACGTAGTCATACAGCTTGCCGTCCTCCAGCGTCTCCTGCCCCGTGCCCACCACAAGACGCCAGTAATATCTGTTAGCAAGATTTTCTGATTCTCCTGCCTTCACGTTAAAGGTCTGGCACAGTGCCATCATGCCCACGTGCCACCAGTTAGCCGTTCGTGTCGTGCCGTCATCAGCAGCAGCATAGCATTTGTAGCCGATACCCACTCCTGCATCATCCAGTACGTGCGCCACCTTCATTATTGTGCTGCCAGCGCTTGAGAAGAGCGTAGTGCCGCCCGAATAGCTCACCTTTCTTACCTCAGCGCTCGCAGCGAAGAATTTCGTCCTTGTCGTCAGATAGTCAACATAAAGGTGGCTCTTGCCGTCCTTGCCCATATAGAGGTCAAAACCCTGCGCACCGACAATCACGCGGTCTTGCTCGGTGCTCTTAGGGTCACGCACCTCATCCACAACAACAGTACTCAGCGTAGCCGCACCTTCGCCCGTCAGTCCCTTCTTCCCATCTTTGCCCAGTTTTAAGCCCTCCATAAAGGTTATCACCTTCTGCGCCGTATCTGGATTTTTCTTGGAAAGAAAATATCGTAAGCCATATTTGGCTATAATATTATTTATCTGTGAAACAGTATATCCATTACTTGCATTATTTCCATTCGTAATAATTGATTGTACATCCTCTTTTAGCTGAGTTATTGTTCCTTTTATCGTCTGATTACCGATTGTGATTTCTTGGATAAAATCAAAATCAATATTAGTTGATAATTTTAAAATTCGCGTGTTGAGTTTGTACCCTTGTCCTTCATTATACATTACGTTTTGTCCAATTTGCAGATGTGGATTTTTACGCTCAAAAACCTGTGGGTAGGATTTGAATGTATAATTATTCAAATCGGACATTAATCGTATTATCTCTGCTTTTGCTTTGTTTAATAACCTTGTTTGCGCATCTGTTTTATACACGTCAGACATAGCTATATTATACAATACAGTGATGTTACACTTTAACGACGGCAATGATTCTCCATGCGGAACAAGTTGCTCGTCGGCATTCGTTGGTACAATGACATTGTTATCTTGTTGATAAATAATTTCGTAATCTCCTGCAAGAATGTTGAATTTAGTTGTTGACACATCATCGGATTCATGGCTGGATGAACTGTTTTTATGATAATTAAGTTCAAAACCTACGTATTCTCCATTAGTGCCACGTCCTGCCAAAGGTGTAGACAACGCATTTGCATTCAAGTTTGGCTCAAACGAGCATGACAAATTTTTTTCGGCAATAATCAAATCATCGGTAACTTCAAAGTCATACCAATAATGCGTTGTGCCGTTGTCGTTGGTGGTATTTACCGGTGTCTTGTCATTAACTTTTTCCGTTGTACAATAAGCAAGTCGCATATACCATACGGTAAAAGTCTTGTATGTTGCAACAGAACCGTCTGCATTGTACGTAAGCGGTATCTTTTGGTTTGTTGTACTGTCTAATACATATTTCTCTCGTCCTCGTACATTATACACGTATGTATCCAAAGAAGGGAAAACGTCAGAAAAATTCAGCACCTTGGTGAATAAAGGTTCTGTTTGTTTGTCTTGTCTGAGGTCTATCGTTGAGAAATTATCTATGCTGTAGTTGTAGTTTTTGCCGTCAACATCAATAGATCCATTTCCTGCTTCTAATTGCAGACGTATATCACTGGGCGAGATGTTTTCTCCTTTACTGTTTGTTTGTGTTATATTGCGAGTGCTACCAAAAACTGTGAAAGCATTATAATAATTCTCTCTGCTCTCAGATATTGACGGTACACCAACATTTTCTCCAACCACTAAATTTAATGGCGTATCACCAATCACAACTTTGCCAAAATATATAATTTCGTTGTCGTAATCAATATGATATTCACAGTTTTCACCCACGGCATTGGCAATAGATGTTAATGCAGACAAAACGTCATTGTCTGTAAAAGATACATTTATTGCATTTGGCAATGTATTTGTTGTCTGAGCTTTCCATCCGCAATTACCAAATTTAAGGTCGTTATTAAGAAAATCACATATTTTCCCCATCAACGTTGACAGCACACCAACGAAGCTCCAGTTTGTCTGCTTTATAACCTCATTTTGAGAGTTTTTAGTCGTTATGTAGAATATTTTTTTGCTTAACGCCATTTTCGGGTGTTGAAATTCAGGCGTGTACTTCCACGACATTTCACTTGATTGTGTTGGCTCGTATGGCTCAAGCAAAAGAAATTGACGAGTAACTGTGCGTACATCGTCAATATAATATGTATATTCAATGTATGCGCCAACAGGCAATACAACTTTGACGGCAGCATTAAACGAAAGAGAAATGTAATCAGATTTTGACAATTCCTCTTCTCGTTTTGCTTCTTTTGTTACAGGCACTTGCATCAGCACACTGCCGTCTATGTTGTATATATTAATCATAACGTTTCTCTATCGTTTGGGTTGTTTTCTGTTAACTTGAGTGTAAAGTTACCTTTTTTCAATCCATAGTCTCCATATTTGGAACATTGTGTGTAAACAACTTTGAAGACACGTTTTAGACATGGTACTTTTAGACAAATCTCCCCATTATAAGCTATCTTGGATAAGAACTTTTCATATTTTTCGAGATAGTCACTTTCTGTTGTGCCCTCAAGAAGAAAAGAAATACTCACATCGCGTTTGTCTTTCTTTGCATACTTTGCAGATGCGATAATTGCCGTGCCATGTTCTAAGCGACTGTCATTTGTTACATAACTTTTCACTGGAGCAGGGGTTAGCAAGGCTTCTCGCCAACCTCTTGTAAGAGTCACCCCAAATGTATCAATGTCAACATAAGCATTATCTTGCTCGTTGACTGATTTTATAAAAGCTTGATTTCTCATGTTAATACCTGTCTTTCATAATTTTATACATACTTGCAATGTCTTCGCGAATAAGGATTATAGGAGCTGTATTTTTTACTATCTGCTGTAGCTGCCCCAATCCTTCGTATTGTATATCTCGCATTTCTGACATGTTAGCTGCTACGGTTTCTGCATAGTTGCGCATGACGCTTATGTCAACGCTTATTTGTGTACGCGTTGCATTACCCAGCTCAACCGCACTTTGTATAGCATAACCGATACCAACAAGACTACTTGCTTGGTCTGCTGTAATTGCTTCAATTCCCTTAGCTGTTGCCGTCTGCTGCGATTGTGAGGCGTAGCCCGTAATCTGTGCCCAATAATCTCTTTCTTTTATGCCTTTCTGAACTATCTTGTCATATTCTTCCTTAAATTTATTAATATCGTCTTTTGAGAGCTGTCCTTCTTGCATCTTCTTTCCCCATTTCTCATACAATCCTTTAAGGTCTGTATTAATCAAGTTTTCCAGACCATATCGTAGAACCGCTTTTTGCATCATTTCAGCAAAGTTTTCGGAAAAATCCTCTGCTGTGCTTTGCATATCCATAAGCTTTGAGATAAAGTCGTCCCTCATAGAAGAAAAAGATATTTGTGTCAAGCTCTCGTTTATCTGGTCTGTGAGGTCTTGCAATTTATCGGCTTGGTCGATATAATCATCCAACTTTTCAGCAAGTCTGTCTCCATAACCGCCCTTGCCTGTGTCTTTTATCTTTTCCCAAATGTCAATCGCACCACCACGGAGTTTCTTCATTTCTTCGGGTGTCAAGTCCCATAGATTACCGCTAAATTCCTTATTGCCTGTAATCTTTTTTATTCGTTCTATCTCTTCATCTGAAAAACCATTCCAATAATAATTCCAAGAGTGATGAGCACCGTGATATCCAGCTTGCTCTTGTGCAATCTTCTTATAGTTCTCGTTTTGCTCTTCTTGAAGTTTATAAGCTTCTTTGTACGCTTCCACTGACTTTACTCCACTTGAATTTTTCATCGTGTCGTTCAAGTCCTCTATTGATTGTTGCAAGCTCTCGTTTCTGTCTGATAGTTTATTAATTGCTTTCTCAACTTTCTCGGCATTTGAATTTGTAAACCATGAGGATATGCCCTTTGAAGAAAGTGCACCAAAGGAAAGAATAGATCCGAGTCTACCGGTAATAGTGTCAAGAATACCACCTATTCCGTTTACAAGTGAACCTCCAATCTGTTTAAGGAAGTCTCCGCTCAAGATATTGTCAAGCAAACCATTTACAGCACTTAGCACTGAGTCAATTAATCCTCCAACTATTCCGCCTATTCCTTGTTCTGCAATTACATCTAACAAATTTAAAACCGCTCCGATAATCTGGGACACCAAGTCCGTTTTACCTTCAAATGCTTTGCCGAGCAGTTTTCCTATAGTGTCCGTAACTGCCTGTGTCGCCTTACCACCATTAACCTTTTTGTCAAAATCCACAAATGAGTCCCAAACACTCGAAATTGAGCCGCTTTTCATATTCTGAAGAAGTGCATCAAGTGAGGTCAAAGTACTGCTAAGTTTCTGTGCTGAGTCGGTAACGTTGCTTTGTGCTCCGACGAGGTCGGCATCAGCATTTGCTAATGCTTGCCTGTTGCTGTCGTTCTTTTTCTGTGCAATATCGAGATTTCCAGTTGCATCAAGTATTTGTATTTCATTGCCGCTCTTCATTGCCTTTTCATAGGCTTCTTGTGCTTCTGCTAACTTCTTACTTGACTCATTGAGTTTTTCTTCTGCTTTATTTCTTTTCTCCAATTTCTGATTGTAGTCATCAATCAGTTTGCCAAGTTGTGAGAAATTAATATCTTCCCATTTGCTTGTGCCGTACTGATTGGATAACTCATTCATACGGGAAAGAAAGTCCTTTTGCTCTGTGAGTGGCTTTGCTTTGAAGGTATCGGTTTTTGAAAAATCCTTCATTGTTTTCAAAATGTCGGTCATTTGGTCTTCGAGTATTACGCCAAATTCGCCGAACACCTTTGCATAGTCTATTTTGCTTTCTATCTCGTTAGCTCTAACAGTTCCGACTTGCTTCGCTTTTTCCGCCTGCAAGGTTTTTGCCTTGTAGGTGTCACCCTGTGCTTCTGCCTCCTTTATCTTTTCATCATATTCTTTAGCGATTGCAAGCTGTTGTTCCTTGAAAGTGCCGTATTCCTTCAAGTAGTCATAAAGGCTTTGTGTCTTTTTCTTTAATTGTGCCAAATCGTAAGCGTTCTCCTGTGCTTCCAAAGCTTCGTATTTTGCGTTAATAAGTGCCTTCTGGTCGCTTGTGAGTGTTACCTTTTTGTCCAATCCACTGGCATAGAAACCCTCATTATTCTTGTTTTTTGGGTTTTTGTTATATGCTTGCTCAGCAGATGCAATATTCGCTTTTAAAAGGCTCTTTTGCTCTTCCTCTATTGCGTGTTTCTGTTTCTCGTAATCGAGTTTGTGTTGAGCCACTTCTTTCTCACTTGCGCTTTCAAGTCGCGAAATGCCCGCTTCTTTTTCGGCCACATACAAGTCCCATTTTGTTTTTTCGCTTGCAGCAAGGTCCTTTGCTTCCCGTTTAGCTTCTTCTTCACGGAATCTGCGCTGCTGTTCTTGCAATTGCTTTAGCTTGTTTTGTCCGTTCTTGTCCTTAATAGCATTTTGCTCACCTATCGCAAGCCCTTGATCCGTTGGCTTTGAATTGGCGAGCGTTCTTGTGTCTGACATTAACGACTGCAAGTATTTTTTATCCTCTTTCGATATCAATCCGTTGTTGGAGATTCTCTTTGCCGCCTTTAAGTAAGCTTTGCCAGGCGATTGCTCGCCCGCTTTTTTTAATTCTTCATTATATATTTGCTTTAGATGTTCTTGCCGTGATTTTCGTTTTTTATCATTCATCATGTTTTCTGTAGTCATCGCCATCAAAGGGCTTGCGATATAACTTATACCCTTCAAACCTTTTCCTAACAATGCAGAAAATCGACTATTTCCTAATTTTTTGTCCAGTGAGGCTATACTACTTGCAATATAATCTACAACAGGTTTTATTCCCTTTTTTATAGCATTCGTAACCTGTCCTATTGTTTTCACAAAGTATGTACAGTATTCAACAAACGAGGCATATGCTGGGGTTAAGTTCGCATTTACCTCATGTGCCAGTGCTTTTTTGGCATTTTGCAATCGTTTTTCCACGTTTACCATCTTGCCTTCTGCCGCTGCCACGGTTGCCGCTGCACTCGCCTCATTGTCTAAACCGTCTCTCATTTTTGTTATAGCGGCGGCGTTTTGCACAAATACTTTAGCGAGTGATGCTTGCCTTTTTCCTAATAGGGATGTTAACGTGTCATTGAGTTCTTGCGATTTTGCCAAATTAGAAAGTGCCTTTGTTGCACCTACGACCGCTGGATTATATTCATTTTTTGCTTGTGTAGAAAGTCGCGTCATCATCATAACATAAGTAGATGCCGCTTCATTTGCACTTCCAAATGTTCTTTTACCATAAGCTGCTGCTGCTGCAAGTTCTTTTAATGAAATACCAGCATTTTGTGCTCTGTTAGCTGTTGACGCCAGTGTTTGCGCCATTTCTTCATACGTTGCCGTTGATTGTTTAGACGCATTTATTATTATTGCGTTGTTGTGTGTTGCTTCAAGTGCCGACTGATGATATGCTCCAGCGATTTTCAGTTGATATTCGGCTGCTTTATCGGAAGTAGTGCCGAGTACGGTTGCTAAATCGTTTGAATTTTTGGTAACCTCAGAGATTGCATGTGCATTGTCTCGCAAGCCTTCAAAGTATTTCACCCAACGTGTTCCAGCAGCTGCCATTTCTTCTGCACTGTGACTACTTGAGTATTCAATTTCGACAAACTGACGGCGTAGTTCCTCCAGTGTGCCTTCATCCAGATACGTCTTCAATGGCGCCATGGCAACACGCAAAGATTCTGCTTGTTGCGATAGCCATTGCACAGATTTGCCAATAGCGACAGCGACTGCACCATATATGCCAGCCTTGCCGACCATACCTAAAAGACCTGAAAAATTACCATTACTCAGATTGGAAAATACGCCTTGTGCCTTGCCAAATAACCCAGTTATATCCTTTCCTGACTTTTGGGCATTTTCACCAATTTTTTTTGTGTTTTCAGCAGTCTTCTTTGCCGTTTTGGCTACATCTTCATAGGACGTACCCATTTCGCGCAATTTATCCTTGCCTTGTATTATTTCTCGTGTTATTTCCTCTTGCTTTCGCTTGTTTTCTTCCGCTTTGTCACTGTTCTTGCCATAAGTCTGCACAATTTCGGAATACTCGCTTTTAAGTATTTTCAGTTGGTTTATGTCTTCCTGTATGATTGTGTGAATGTCTTCTTTTGACATTCCACTCCATATGTCAGCTGTGGATGTTTTTACTTCCTCAGACGCTGTGCGTAATTTTCCCAACTCTGCCGTAACTTCGGCAATTTGCTGTTGCTTCTCCTTGATTGCGTCACTCTCTGCGAAATACTCTTTAATGGTTGCAAATGGATTTTCGCCCTTACGCATTGATGTAATAAAATCGCCTCCCCAACCGTTAGCATGGTGTGCCTCCATTTGCTCCAACTGCTCGTTGAGTTTCTTTAGCTCGTCTTCTTTGGCTCGTATCGCATCAAGCGTTTTGTTTGTGCTTTCAGTTTCTCGCTTTTGTTCAGCTTCTGCTTTTTGCGCTGTAGAAGTGTACGCTTCTGAAAGTCGCTGCAAACTGCTTGCAATTTCATTTGCTTCGTTTTTCAGCTTGTTAGCACGTTCTAAAAGTGCATCTGCTGCCTGTGCGTTTAGAGCGTTGTTGTTATCGACAATATTGCCGTCAACGACCTTGAAAGTAGATGCTTCTTCTCTTGCTTTTTTCTCCTTTTCAAGCAATTCCGTTTGCTCGTCCATTAGCTGACGGTAACGCTCCTCTGCGTTTTCCTTTGCTTTTATATACTCGTTTTCGCTAACCTTGCCTTCTAATACACGCTCCGTCAGTTTGTTAAGTGCCGCTGCCTCGGCGTTTGCTGTTTCTGCTCGCTGTTGACTTGCTTCCGCTGCATTTTGATATGCTTGCGTGCTGTCTTTTACAGCCTGTGTTTCTTCCCCTATCTTCTCAGCATTCGCGCTGTGAGCCACACTTTCAGTGCCTACGGCTGCTGCCGCTCCAACATGAGCAGTCGCATTTGCGCCAGTTGCCGCCGTTGAAATAGAACGACCGGCATTCAAGGTATCAATAGCAGCATTAAGAGTACCAACATACTGCTGAGTACTGCCGAATGTACCCAACATTGATAAATATTCGTCGTTAAGTTTCTCTACTAAGCTCTGCTGAGATTTTAACTGCTCATTAATCTCATTCCATTTCTGAGAACCTTCAGTTGTTTCTGATAATCTTTTTTTAAGCTTATCGATGGTTGCTTCCGCAGTCTGAGCCTCCGATGCAAGTTTCTTTAATGCTTCGGGCGTGTCGGCGAGCGATTTGTTAATTTCTTCGATACCCTGCTTTAAGGTCTGCACGGATTGCTTTGTCTTTTCGCTATCAGAAGCCGAACTTTGAGCAATTTCATTCAATGCCTTAGTCATCTTAGAGCTAATTTCATCCGTCTTTACTCCAAGTAAATTCAGGTCATTTATCAACTTATCAAAAGACTGCTGAATGTCATTAATATCCAACTGTCCACTTATGCCAAGTATTTCGTCTGCTGCCATATTGTATATATATTATCCCATCATATCCATAAAAAAGTCTGAGGCGTGTACTGACTTGTTAATTGATTGACGGTTAGTTGTGTTGACTGTGTTAGTGTTAACACTATTGCTGCCTTTGTCGTTATCCCATGTAGGAATGGAACGATTAAGAAGCATAATGTTTAAGTATGAGCGATTAAATACGACCTCCTCGTAACTCATACGGAAATATTTCATCACTGCTCCGACTGCTGCCCATGGGGAATCGTTTGTGGCTCCGTCATCACTACTGCTTGGGTGAGGAAAGTTATAGAGGTTAAGAAAAAATTTGCGTTAAAAGACAGACTGATAAATTTCACAAGCTCGTTGAATGCGTAGATGTTAAGATGCTTACGTATATATCGTCCAAACATGTATCGTTTCCAAGCCTTGCGAAAAGCACACACTATAAACACCTCGCACATAAGGCGTGCATCGTTGCCATGTGCTATAGTTTCACCAATGATATTTATCTTGTCGCCATCTTTCCACGATGGCTTCTTTATATCGTTAGCAAAAACCGACATTTCATATATCTGCATAAGTGTAAGAGGCTTTATTTTAAAACTAAGCCAACCAACTTTTATTTTTACAGGCTTTTCCTTTAAGGTTTCTGCTGTACGTTTTTTGTCCGCTGTTTTCATAGCTATAAAAATTAAAAAGCGGTGCGGCTTGGGTTATGCCCTTACCTCACCGCTTGTGTAAAATAAAGAATCCTTTTTATTAAACGTCACCGTTTCCTTTGTCTATTTCGGTTTTAACGTCTTCGAGCATAGCCCAACGATGTCCACTAACCTTGTTGCCTTCTGCGTCAAACACAGCCATCTGACGGAACTCAATATTAAGGTTGGGCAATCCTGTCTTGCCGATAGAACCTGAACGAGTGACAGTAAGTTTCATCTTTGACCACTGAAAGACCTTTGCCGGAATATCGTCGAGCACCTTGGTTTTGATTTGTACAGCTTTGTAACATTCTGTTTCAGTTGGTTGCTCGTTATTCCATTTATTGTCGGTGGAAGTATAGCCAAGAATCGCTTTGAATACCTCAGGTGACAAGTCGTAAGTCTGTGCAGTAAAGCCTTTTGTTGCCGCTGACGAAGGAAGCACTGCATATGGGTCTTCCGAATCCTCAATCTCCACGTCATTGGTGGATGGTGCGCTGTCATTAAACGTCAACGAACCGGAAACGATAGCTCTGAACTTAAACGGGAAACTGGTAGGATAAGCACCATTTGCCGCAGGATCGGCAATGGCAAATTCGTCTATGCCATACACACCGTTTTTTCCATTTTTTGCCATATATTAGTCTTTTAAATTGTTATACGTTACGTTGAATTTTAAATTAATGTAATAAGTGTTATCGTTATCGGGTGTAGGTCGCGAATCAGAATAAAATTCAAAATACGCGCCATCAAGATATGTGTTATCTTTAAAAAATACGAGGATGTTCTTTGCTATGGTTTCCAACCTTCGTGTGTTTGGTTCGTCACTGGCTGTTCTCTTAACGTGTATATTTACATTTACAACGCCCTCGTTTATTGTATCTTGCTGAACAAAAGGCAGATGGTTAATAACGACATATTCATTTAAGCTTGATTTTTTTGGAATTTCGTATTTAAAAACCCCAAGCTCATTTATGCCGATACTTTTGCTCTCCTTTTTCAAAAGCCTGTACATTGCACATACAGCGTCATCCCCTAACATCATACGTTTTGCATATAAGTTTACAACCATAATTTGAGATAGCGACGTTTGAATGTCACAAATCCTTTTACTTCCAATTCTTTGCTGATAGTCCCATCTTTCTTGGTTATGAATACCTTATCGCCTTCGCGAGGCAGCATTTTGTATTTTGCCTTTGACAGCGGAGCAATCACCTCATACGAATAAGCATATTGCGAACCATCTGCCAATGTTATCAACCTTGCACTTGTGTTTGGGAGTATAATACACTTGCCAAAATCATAAAAACGCGTTGCACTTGCCTCAATAGGATTTCCATCCTCGTCGTAGCCACTGCCGGCATTCTCGTTGGGCATGTCAAAATTTGGATTTCCATCCTCGTCCATGTCGTAGAATTGTCCACCAATTTGTACATACCCGACATTATAGATTTTAAGCTGAATTTGCATCTTGTCCTCAAAATTCATGCTTTCTCCTCCTTACCATACTTTTGAACTTCTCAACCAATAATCATCCGAATCACTATTAAGCACAAGGTCAGCATCCAATCCGGCATCCTTGGCGATAGACTTAATCATATCGTCAATCAAGCTATTCTTAGCTTTGTAGCCTTGTGATATGCCACCCACATTCTCGCTTGAAAGCACACGCATCTTGTAAAGAATACGCATTGCAGCATAGGCTACGGGCTTTTTTACAGACACAGAATATGCATCATCAACACTTGCTGATGTGTTATATTTGTCGGCTGCGTCGATAAAAATCTTTTCTAATGCTTCGTCAGAAGTAGAAAATGGTTGAATTTCGCTTGCGATAGCTTCCGAGATTGTCATGCTGTCCTTGTCTTAATGTTACAACTTACTACATTTAGAGTTTTCCAAGACCACCTTTACTTAGTTGTCTTAAGAATATAGAGGTCGTTCAAGCCGTTAAAAACAGGCTGTGCCCACATATCGTAGTTGACATGATAGCCTGTATTGTCACGCCAGTAGCCTACGAGATTCTCATCGTGAGAAGAATATGAGACGTTAGGAATAGGATCCTTTAGCTCCAATGGGTCTGAAATCTTCATCACGGCAACATTATCAGCACACTGTGCGATTACTCGGTCATCAACGATAAGGTTGACAGTAGAGCCGTCGGCGAGGGTTACAAACTGGTCTTCATCAATCTGTATTACAGGCAGCAGAACGGAACGCAGATAAGTATTTATCTGGTCTACCGTAAGCATCGGCACGGCAGGATTTAACTGTACAGTACCGAGGTTAAGCTTGAACGTGTCCTTGATTTCCTTTGCCTTGCACATCTTGTAGAATGTGTTTTCGGACATACGAAGCTTCTGAATCTTGCGACCCTTCTTCTTCGCCTCGTCCTTGAGCATCTTGATGTCGGCAATTGGAGTCGCATTTTCGTCTCCCCAATTCGTAGAAACAGTTAGCTGCTTAATGCCGAGGTCAAAGGTGTAGGACACATTTGCCTTCGCGTTGTTGGTACGAGAGACAGTCTGCTTGCCCGTGTAGAGTCCCTCGTAGTAGAGCATGTCAAGACGCTTGTGTGGCGCAATGACAGCACGTTCAAATGGACGAAAAGAAAAACCAATAAGCTTATCGTACTGAGCATTGAGCTGTGCCTGTGTATAGTTACGTCCAGCCACATCACGATAACGACCTTCGAGCTGATGCATCTGGTCAAGATATTCGTTGTCAAGCTCCCACTCGTCGCCATAGCGACCGATAGAACCTGTCAACTGACCGAAATCCGGCATGTGGTGTACCGGTTTTGCAGCATTTTTGGCGATAACAGAACCGACCATAGCAGCAGTGTATTCCGCAAGATTAGCCTGATAAACCTTAGCTGCGCAATAGTCCACCTGCTTAATCTCGTTTTTCCACAAAGCCTTATAGGTCGAGGTCTTCATGTTCTCGTCAATATAGGTCTGAAAAGACTTCGGGTCCAATAGCTGTTTGAGAATACTATTCATACCTTTTCTATATTTTTTGTTATTGTTATCCTATTAATAATAATATCTGCTTGTTACTGAATCTTAAACAATGCGATACCATAGGCGTTCAAGCCAGCCTTAATGTCTTCGTTGATGGGGTAAGGTAGCGATGCTTCCTCGACCTCCATAACACGGAGTGTAGGCTCAACTTGTTGCGAAGCGTCCTTGTCAAGCTCCTTAGTTGCGTAGGTAAAGCCAAGGAGCACGTCCGAGTCCTTGTTGTAGTCAGTAACAATATCGTTTGCATTGATTGCAGCTTCGAGTCCTGCTGAAAGCGTTACAGTGTCGAGTGTCGTGCTTCTTGTGATAGAAGAGATTTTCTTACCGCCAATGGTGTCACCCTCTTTAAAGAGAGAACCAGGTGCGAGTTTTACTGTCTTGGCAGCAGCATCCGCTTTTTCCGTAACCTTTGCCGTCTTTACAGCAACAGCCTTACCACCCGTGCCGAGCTTGACAACAGTGCCCTTGGGTAGCCATTTGAGTTCGGCTGGAAGATTGCTTTGGTCAAGGTCATAGCCGCCCTGTCTTACGACGCACTGCTCCTCCCACCAAGAACCTTCCTTGATGTCGGTAGGCACAAGCTTTTTGAGGTACATTCCTTTATAAGCCATACTTTACTAATTTTAAAATTTACTTTGATTTACTTTGCAGCACCATCGGGCTTAGGAGCATTGCGCTCGGCAAAACCCTCCATGCGCTTGATAAAATCCTGCTGCTCGGTCTGAGGTGTGCTTGTTGTCGGAGCTGTAACGAATGTGCCGCTTGCAACCAAAGACTGCTTCAGTGCGGTGTAATCGTTTGTAATCTGCTCAACGACATTGTCAAGGTTTTCCTCTTTGTCGAGCGTGTAACGTGAGCGGAATACTTCTGGAACATCCTTTAGCTTTTCGTTGCCTTGCAGCAAGGTTGACAATCTTGTCTTTTCCTCTCGTTCTTTGTAAGGTGCGAGAGCGGCAGCAACGGCTTCTGAAATAGCTTTCTGCTGCTCTTCTTTTGACGCGGCAATCATTTTCGCCACAGCATCCATTGTAAGCGGTGTGTCCGTTGGAGAAGTCGGAGGTGTCGGAGGCGTGGGTGGTACTGGAGGGTCTGTCGGTTTTACCCATCCTTTGTACTTCGCTTCTATCTCACTGACTGCTCGGTTAAATGACGATTGCATCATGCCGACATAAGGTTCGACTGCCGTAATAGCTTTGGTAACGTCCTCGTCTGTTGACTCATCTGTTAGGCCACGACCTGCGATAATCTGGTCTACCAGCTTTGAAAGTTCATCCTTCTTCAAACCGTACTTCGCGAATGACGTTTTGCAAGAAGCAAGCACTTTTTCTTTTATTGCCATAGTGTAATTCTGTTTAAACGTTAATGGATATTTTTATCTGACAACAAAATTACATTATAAACAAATGCGCGTAAAGAAAATTAAAAAGGCTGTGTAAACAATTTTTATTTAGCGTTTTTTCTTTGGCTTGCTTGGCGTTTTTACATGCTGACATATAAGTTTGTATCGGCGTAAAGATATTGAAACAGACGCAAAATAAAACGGGTCACAGCGCGTTTGTTAGCGTTGTAACCCGTGATAATTTGTTATTTACAAGCTTCTACAAGCCTGTTTATATCGTAGCGTTATCCAAGTTTTCAATGTTTTGCTCTATGTTGACAGCTATAGCGTCACGGAGCGCACGAACAGTCGCAATTGTTGCATTAATCACGTTTTCTCCTTCTTCTTTGTCTTCAAACAGGCTTATGGCCCGCTCTTGCAATTTCATGCAATCCCGGAGAAGACAAAGCATGTCCGAGGTTGTGTTGCTCACTGTGAATACTACCTCGCTGTTATTTGTTGATTTATTGTCGTTCATAATTTACTCTGATTTAAATGGTTCGTGTTACTTGTTTTTGTTGTCTCCTGTTAATTCGGCAATAGCTCGCTTTACATTAAAGTCATTGTTGTAAAGCGCAATGATAAATCGCTTGCCACGCTGATTCCATACAAGGGTCGTACTTGTTAATGTCTCACCATTGCTTGACTGATAGTTGTAGGTGCGTGTACCTGCCAAGTTCCAACCTTTATAAGGCATCTTTAAGTGCCATTGTCCCGATTGTGAGTAAATTATGCCTAAATCCTTTAGCTTTGCGTTGAGTGAGCGTGCCGTGATGTGCAAGTCTTCGGCAACTTGCGTTGTTGTAATGCAAGTTGTAGAAGCAAGTGTGTTGTCGTAGTATTCTGCCTTAGGTGCGGCTACTGTTAGTTCCTTCTTTTGCAAGTTGATAGTTTCTGCTTGCTGTTCGGTTTGTGTTTCAAGCTGTTTGATGCGTTCCTCACGCCGTGCAAGAGTTCTCTGAGCGATAACGTAAGCGCGAGCCATAATATCCTCGTCGCTATCGTTTTCGTTTGTTGCGATGTAACCTCCTTTGATGCGGATTTCATGGAGGATTTTCTTTACGCCTTTTCTGAATTGTTTGGCGATGGGCTTGCGAGAACACATAAGAACTTCGTATAATCCATCCTCGGTTAAAAACCATGTTTCGCCACTGCGACTGCTTAGGTTTAACTTAAGCACTTCGTCTTGGTCAACTCTACCGATAAGAGAGGTAACATTTTTAATGTCAAGCCACGACATTAAGTCGTTTGCCCGGAATAATGGGTGTTCAACAGAACCCCAAACGTCAATCTCCTTGTCAAGCAATGTTGACTTGTTGATAATTTTAATTTCGTTCATTTCACTGATTTTTTTTTGAACGTAAAACTTAGCAGACACATAAAGGGCGTACTGCTACCCTTTGTTCAATGCCAAATCAGTGGTAAAGGCACGCACACACCATTATAATGTATGCAAGGGGCAATACGCCTATGTCGTATTTCCAAGAAAGTCGAGCATAAAAAATGCCCTCCCAATGTGGAAGAGCCTCTGAACTCAACCACTGATTTATATTTTGAACGTCACAAAATTATAAATTCTTCTGTAATGTACAAAATTTTTCTTGAGATATTTCTTATAATTTATTTTTCTATTATTTTTAACGTTGCAAAATTAATAAAAATAGACGTAAAAACCAAGAAAACTAATAAAAATATTAATATTTAGTATATATTTTATATTGATATAAATTTGTATAAAAATCATTTTAATAATTTACTATTAAACAAAATTTACTACATTTGCAGCATAAAATTATTGCTTATGGAATTTTTTAAAATACTTGAATGTCTTTTGAAACGACGCAGTGTCATTAAAACAGAAAATGCATCGTCAGTGTTTAATTCATGTACAGAAGAAAAGCCTGTTGTCGAATCTTCCGTGCCTACTTCGTGTGTGATAGGAAATATGGTTTTAAATAAAGAATACGATAACGCTATTTTAACAGGAGAAAGGATATTATCAGAATGTCCAGATGATTATTTTGCGCATTGTAATTTAATGGTGGCTCTATACAAAGTAGGAGACATAGAAAAATGCAATAAAGAAGCAAAGCTCGCTATCATTAAAGGGCATCATACAGGATTTTGTGAAAATAGACTTTCTATAAATCTATACAAACAAAAAAAATATCATCAAGTTATACAGTTGGCAAATATTTTAGAAAATCCAAGGGTAGGATTGCTTTTTGATGATGTTCATAAAAGAAAACTTAGAGCATTAAAACATATAAAAGAAGCTCTCGACACAGAACATGATATTCTTTTTACAGAAAAAGAAATAGAAGAACTTTATGAAAATGTGGAAAAACTAAAAAAACTACGCACGTGGTACTTAAATACAAAAAAGAGACTACATGAAATGTGTTATAACAAAGAAAATTATAAACGCTTGTTTGATGGTGATGAAGAAACGAAAAAACAAATGGATAAATGTCAATCTTTAATGGCAGAATTAAACAGAAAATATGGCTATTTGCAATAATTGAAAATGTTCGAGATGTTGTGTATTAATACATCTCGAACAGTCTATTATATAGATATATATTCAATACCTTTCTTGGGATTCTTTTTAGCTCTGTCAAGACTAGTCTTGCCATGCAAGTTCCCCAGTGATTGAGTACATGATGCATTGAAAAAGTTTCCACAAAAAGAAACACCACTCTCAATTTGCGAACCTCGCAGTTTTTGCGGCACGGCTTTGTAATAAAAACAAGTAAAATCAATAACAGGATTCACACCTGCAAGCCGCCCTTGTACGGCTTATTTATATTATATGTATTATTTTACGGCAGAGGTGTTTTTGAATTTGTTGATAAAATAGCACTGACCCTTGCCAGTCACCTTTGTTGTGATTGTTGTATGCATAACGCCATCATTTCCGCTACGCACACCCTTCTTTATCTCGAAAAGTCCTTGCTCGACATATTGTTGGTTGGGGATATTGTACCGTTCGCCTTTCTTGCCAAGATAGCCATTGTTCCGCAACCATTCAAACAACTTGTTCTGACCTATTGTAATGCCATTCTGTGTAAGAACTTTTGCAAGTTCCCCAACAAGACAGCTTGCCTTGCTTCCAACAATAGCATCGGCAAATGTGACCTTAGGCTGCATTTGCATGACCGCGCCACTTAAAACAACGATTTCATGCGCTGATTCTTGCAATGCCTTTTGCTGTCGCTCAATTTTTTCTTGTTGTTCAGCCGCGAGGCGCAGAGCTTCGGCAAATGTCTGTGGCAGTCCATACTTTCCTGTTTTGCGGATTGAGGGAAGAACTTCTGATGTTACCCATTTACGGAAAGGTTTGACTTTATCACTTTTACTATAAAGTACAACATCATAAAATCCGCCTTCAGTAACAAAGGTTGCCGTTGTATTGCCTGACGTTATACCCTCTCCCATATTTAGGGCGTGTAAATCAATGAGTTGCACGTCTGCTGTGTCAAGTCGTGATTTTACAGTAGACGGATTTGTTAGACCTAATACTCGGCAAATGTCTGCCAAGCAAAACAATGGCTCTTCACTCGTCCCTGCTGTTCTAATCTTTCCGAACGCAGGATTTTCAAATATTTTTATCTCGTTCATGTTTGTCGCTTTTTATTTCGTTCCAGTAGAATTAAATCCGTGTTCGCCTCGTTCGGTGTCTTTGTCTATTGTACCTATTTCTAACGTCACGCTGGGAACTTGAACAATGCGCATTTGAGCTATTTTCGTGCCAGCAGGAATAAAAAGCCATGATTACCTCTACTACACAGCTCAGGCGTTGAACCGCAACCGACACGTAAAAGAGCGCACACTTCACCGGTATAACCACAGTCAACAAGACCGACAAGCACGTCTGCATCTATTCGAGCATCAATGCTTCCATTTTCTGTTCTCACCTTGCAAGCCATGCCTTTCAACGACATTCCACTTCGTGGTTGTATCACAGCAGCGAGGTGTGGCGGTAGCTGTATTTTAAAGCCGAGAGGTATTGCCGTTCGCAAATAAGGGACAAGTTCTACATCTTCTCTTGTAAAAACGTCAAAAGCTGCATCTGTTGCGTGTGCTTTTTCAGGCATCTTGCCACCGCACAATTCAATTTTAATTTGTTCCATTTAGTATACTTCTATTTTAATTTTGAATCCATCTTTGTTTTTTAGATTATACGCTTGTGGATCCAAGAGCATTTCACGCACAATAACCATAATTTTAGACAATGCTCTGTCAACGTAAGCACGAGCGTCTTCATTTCTTTTTTGTTCGGTAACGTCCAACGATGTATCGTCGCCTCGCACTACCACTCCATTGTCAGCCAACTCAATAGTGTATTTTAATCTTTCCATAATAGTTTATTTCAAATGTCCACAATGCCACTTTGAACAGATAGGACAAAGGTATATTTTATAACCTAATGCTTTCAGCTTAGGATTCTGCTCAAGAAAATCTGCCGCCGTTTCTTCGCTTTCGTAGGCTACTTTTGCTTTCCACGAATTGCTGTGCTGTTTCCGTGTCCAATGACGAGGATCTGGACGCAATGACCTTACGTTGTCTTTGTTTCTTATCTTCCTATTTTTCATTGAGTTTGTTTTTTATGAGTTCAATTTTCGCCTTTACTTTGTTTATGTTGCGAGCATCGTGGTTGCTTAGTCTTACAACGTGATATCCCATGCGCCAAATACCTGACGAGCGGTTGCTGTCTTTTCTTTTTTGAGAATTTGCATAATGATAACCACCATCTACCTCGATAATCAGCTTCAATGACGGAATGTAAATATCTGCGAAGTATAGCTTGCGCCCTGTCGTCACAGGCTGCTGCCTTACGACTTTGTACCCAAGTAGCTCACAGTTGCGTATCGCAGCTTTTTCTGCGTCGCTTGTCTTTGACATAAGGTCTTGACGCAGCCTATTAATCAATGCTTTGCTTGGCTTCATTGTTGTTTATTTAAGATTACGGATAATGCGCATAGCGTTGTCAATAGCCCATCCAAACAATGTTGGTGGTGGCATTGTGATATTAGCACCTCGTCTCCATTTTTGGCAATAATGTAACAAACGAAGCGTTTCTTTTCTGGACATGATATACGTAAAATATCGACACAAATCACTACAATGTCCTTCTCTCTTGCCTATATTACAATGACCATATCCGTCTATATCCTCGTTTTTAAAAAATGGACATTCACCGCAATAAACTTCTTTACTTATTTCTTTTTTCATTTTTCAAAACCTCCTTTCTTCTTTGCTGCTTTAAATAATAGTCTTGCTGTTTAATCATAGCGTCGCGTATGGTGTTTGCGACCTTTTCGATAACGAACTTTGGCGTGTCCGCTTTGCGAATAAACACAGGATGATAGCCACGCTTGTGACGGCGATAGAAAATATCATCGTCTGCACCCTCGATTTTAATGGAGACCTTCGTGTCAATAATGAAGCAGTCGCTATGTCCATTACGATGACGACGACGAGCTTTCCATTTGATGCCGTTTTCATCAAGCCATTTCTTAACTTTTTCGAGCTTTGTTGAATTTTTCATATAGTCTACACTTTTTATAATCTAATATAACCATGCATTATGCGCCCCGTGTGAAGCACGAGGAGTCATTAAAGAGAATATATTACTTGTAATGGAGTATGTATTAGCTGCAACGTTATAAGCATAGTTACGAGTAGTGAATCTGAAACCAGGAACAGGATATCTGTTCACTCCATGCATAAAAGTAGAAAAAAAGTGGTTCTGTAAAGCAACAAAGCCTTTTTCTACCGCATATTTTACATATTCAAATGCTGTTTTTAACGAAACTCCATATTTTCGCGCAATTCTTTTGTACGATAACCCCTTCTCGCAATAGGTCTCCCCATAGCCATACCTCCTTTTAATGGTGCGAGCCTTTTTGACAACATCAGCGCGTCTTGATTCGCGAGCCTGTAGAATGGTACGTCTACAAAAGTTCTTGCGGGATTGAATTATGCACAAAAGAATGGCGTATAATGATTTTTCTACATCTTTAAGTGTGTCATAACAAATATCTGTGATATTAATGTTTCGTTCGATGTGCTTTGAAACGACTGAACGAAAAACAAGCGACGATCCTTCGAAATCAACATATCCGAGCCTATGTAATGTCGCAATGCGTTTCTTTATTGTGTACGCATGTATGCCCGTTATATTTGACAATTTGTTATATGTCCATTTTTTCAGGACGTTTTGACTGTATTTATGATAAAAGAAAAGTACAAACGCAATAGCTTTCAGAGATTGCTTGTCTCTGAAAAGGCTGTTTGCGATGCTGTATCTTAACTTTTTTACCATACGTTAAAAAAATAGCCTCTCGTTGCACTAAGTTGACAATGTGTGCAATGAGAGGCATATGTTATATTTAACCCTGCTCCTTTTGGATTGGGAAATCCATTCTTTTTTATTGTCAACCTTTTTTGATGCCACAAAATTAATACAAATATTAGTATAGAGGCTGTTTTTAATATTAAAATTTATTAAAACAGAGAAATAAACTAAGAAACATTTTGCTATATGAAGATAAAATATTAATTTTGCGACGTGAAAACTAATAAATAATTTAAAAGGAGATACAGTTATGATTTATTGCATTTACAACAAGCAGACTGACGAAGCTCGTCACACAACAAACAAAGGGTTTGCAATGAAGCTCTTTAATCGAATTTCTTCCGGATACCTTTCTGAGGTAACGGACAACGGCGAGACAATCATCTGTAAGAAATAACACAGCGAGGTACAATGTCTCGCTACAAAACAAACGAATATGACAGATTACATGGACCCCCACAATTGGGATGAAGAACAAGTAAAAGAAGCCAAGATTACTATAGTGTGTTCTTGCGCAATCATAGCGGTTATGTACGTGGCTATGTGGGTATTTTATTAACAAAAACAAAAGATACAACAATGGAGATTACAACAACAATGGTGCGTTTTCGTTGCCCGAAGGCAATGATGGATATCAAAACACCAAAAGCGCAAATGTTCTCTTTTGGAGAGGGACAAAATCAGAAAGTTTGGGTTCCGGAAAACAAAATCATCGTGAAGCCAAGCAACGTGTCGGAAGATTTAAATGAGTGTGTCATGCCAAAGTGGCTGTACGGCAAAACAATGCTTCCAATGTACACGCAAGTGGACGAGGAGTTCTTTCACACAGAAAACGTGGAAACACTTTAATCATAAACAAGTTTAACGTAACAACAAATTAAAATGGAAACAACAATGTATTCAACAATGAATGTAGCTACATCTAACAACTTGGTCGCTGATTCTACAACAGAGATTGAAGTAGCAGGTGGTAACGACCGTCAGTTCCTTGACTTCGACATAAGCAAGGTTCAGACGCTGACGCTTGAACAGCTCGCACGCACGGAGAAAGAAAACGACTACAACGGAAATCCGTTGCTGGGCATTTATCATTTTCAGCTCATACAGCAGATACAGGAGATGTGCGCCGAACGTGGCTATCGTGCCGAGATATGGGATTTGTTCGCTGCCAACAACAAAGACCGAAGAGCGCCTGGTGTGAGTCGTCTTCCACAGAAGGAAGAAAAGTTTGGAGAACGTGCCATAGAAGCACATATCTTACGACGCGTGTATTGCAATATTCGCTTATACGACCTTGATAAAGGTGAGGGTGATGATGCCATAACAACAAATCTTGCTATCTCGTATCATCAGAAAGGTTTGCAAGTTGGTATCGGACGCAATGTGGTGATATGTCATAACCAGACAATGCTCAACCGTGAGCAATATGCTGCTACGTATAAAGATGGTAAGACTCCCGGCATTTCCATTAGCGAAATGCTTGATAAGGTGGCGAGTTGGCTCGATAATCTGCGAGGTATCGCAGAAAGCGACGATGAACGAATTGAGAAAATGAAACGTCGCGAGATTAGCGCACAAGAAATGTTCACAATCATAGGTATGCTTACATCATTACGCGTAGCTTCGGAGACAAAGCACAAATGCATACGCAACAACAACACTATACCGCTCAACCAAGCACAAATAGGGCGCATAACAGAAAAGATGATGCTTGCATATAATAGCAAAGGCAAGGTGACAGCGTGGGATTTCTACAATGCCGCTACGGACATGTACAAGTCGGCAACGCTCGACCAGCCAATGATTCTTTCACAGAATTTGGCTATGGTGGATTTTTTAGACAATCATATATTGTAAAACAATTTGTTTTTTCTGTCACGTCGTGAGACGTTCTTCTATAATTGGTATAAAATAAAGTTTTTAGTTCGTAAGCCCTACGGCGGTAGGGCATTTTATAACTCGGAATAATTCATCCGTCAAGGGACGGTAGGTTGCAAAGTTTTCCGTTGTAGGATTGACAGCCATAAATGTTAAAATGTTAGAATAGTTAATCGTGTGAGCAGCCTGTAAATACACGGTGTGAATATAGGTTCGAATCCTTATTCCGAGGCTAATTTAAAATCAAAAGGAGATATGGAAACAAAAAATATTTGGCATACAGCCACGGAAATTCCCAACGGAAAAGATAGATATATCTTTAAATGGAAAGACCGTAATTCTTATAAGTTGGTTCGAGATAAAATATGGGTAGAAAGCCGTTTACAATCCCCAACATATTTTGATAAACACATAGAACGGTGGGCTTATATAAAAGACCTTGATTCTATTTGTGAGCAACTTCAACATGATCCGATTGATTGGGAGCAACGCGAATACGACCTTGCTAAGGATATGTTTTCAAAAATGATGGTCGCTTATAATACAGATATAGATAATGTCAGATGTTTCCGTGGCACAGTACAAAATATCGCCTCACTCAAAGGCAAGACAGAAGCAACGTATCTTGCTGATGTCGCAAAAGGAGCAGCCAGTGTATTTATAGAAAGGTACAAAAAATATTAAGCAATGTAAAATGGAAATGAAAACGTGTGAGATATGCGGACGAACTTTGTCACTGTCCGCTTTCTCAAAGTCCTACAAAGGACGTTGCAAGGAATGTGTAGCAAAACTAACAAGAGATAAGCGTAACTGTACGGCAGTCATTACTCATAGATACGCTAACGTACTCATTGAAGAACTTAAAAAACAAGATAATGAATAACAAGACTTTTTTTCGCAAGGTAAGCCAAATGCGAGCCGCACAGCGAGAATACTTCAAGACGCGGAATAGTGCTGCACTCGTCACAAGCAAATTGTTAGAGAAAAGCATCGACGAAGAAATAAAGAGGGTTAAGGCGGTGATGGCTGACAATGCCAAATTGCATTACGAACTCGTAGATACCGGTTATCTAAAAGATAAGGAATGGATAAACTGCCATGTTATCGAGAGCTTGGATTATTTTTTCTGCGATACACAGAATTTAAAGCCTGAAAATTTCGATGCACACATTGAAGAAAAAGGATTTGCTCGTATGTACGATTTTCCTACTCTTGTTATTAATGATGTGGGTGATTTATCAGATGATGATATGTTGGAGTTTAAATTTCAATTGATTAATGGTAAATGTCTTGTGTCGTTCTTGGATAGATTAAAAGGTTAACAAATAAAATATTGAAATGGAAAAAGAAAACTATGGAATCAAACTGAATGCTCTAAAATACCAGAATGCTGGTGTTATGAGCATTAAAGGACGCACGGGAACAAAACGTTGTCTTGTTGTACCTATTGAAGAGAATCATCTTTTTGTTAGCGCAAATGCTGATGGCACTCCTAAGGCTGTCTATTTGGATTTGAATGCTTTTGCCTTGCGTGAATCCAAATATGACCAAACGCACCTTGTAAAGCAGTCTTTGCCGAAAGAAGTACGTAAGAGCATGACAAAGGATCAATTGGACGCAATGCCAATCCTCGGAGGCATGAAACCATTTGACAACACTCCAGTTAATGCGGCTGCAACTTGTGATGCTCCATTTGCACAGCCCGTGAATGATGATAGTGATTTACCTTTTTAAAAAATAAAATATGGGAAGATACAAAAAAACAGAAAAACCTACAGAAAACGACGCACCTCAGTTTGTTCCACCAATGGAAACATTAGAGGACGAGGTACAGGATGCACAAAGTGAAGACAACAAGGAATCAAAGTCTCAAGAAGAGAAAGAGACGAATAAACCACGTATAATACCTCTTATAGCAAGTGAGGATGTTCCTTTGCATAAAGGTGGCGTTATTGTGCCGACTGTTATTAACATAGCAGGTTTTGGAGACGCAATCATTACATCTACACAAGACAATGCAATGAATGGTTTGCTTGTAGAGGAAAACAAACGCCTTACATCTTCTTTTGTTGTGCCAATGTCAATAATTACTGGTAGCAGCAAAGTAAACGTTGTTGTCAATGTATGCGAAGAGGTAAACATACTACGACAAACTCAGTTTGGCACTCGTATGGACAATCTCATTATTCCTGCCGGAACACATGTCGCAGACCTTGTGTTGCTGTAAAGTAAACGAAGCATGTGCTGTACAATACGAAATGTCAGCACATGCATAAACTAAAAGCAATGGAGAAAATAGAACATATAAAAGAATTGAATGCTCAGTACCGCAAGCTACGCAAGGAAGAACTTGTGTACTGTGTGGAGTTAAAAGCCACAAACGGCATTCATGGCATAAGCAATAGAGAAGTAATCGTTAAAATCATAGATTTGTTAATACGCGAGTCACAGAAACAAATAGAAAGCGAGGTGAAGTAGAAATGAAAGACAGAAGGAAGCAGAGAAAAAGGGTGCTTGTATTGCAACTTAAAGGTTCAAAGATAGAAAGAGCATATACTTCTTCATTCCAGCTTGTCGCTGAATATGGAAAAGACGTGTTAGGTGTTGGACGTGGTGCAATAATGAATGCCATATCAAGAAATAATGGTGTATTTGAGAACGACAAGTGTAAGATTTATTATCGTCCAATTGAGCAAAAACGTTGGACAAAATGGATGTAACAAATGGAAGATATTGTAATAAAAAAAGATGGTGATCATGGTTTCGATGTTTGGCAGGGTGATAAACATAGCGACCATTTAGGCTTTGACGAAATGCTTGGTCTTATATCAGCTTTGACAATGCCTGAAAAAAGACCATGTCTTCAATGGATGCGCACAGAAGAAGAATGGAGGCAATGGCGTTCTACTGTGGATGATGCAATTAGCAAAAAAAATGACGCAGAATTTGAGTAAATGGCAGCTTCTCCTATTGAAGCACAATCAGCGTGCCAAACCTCGGCACGTCGAGTCTGGCATTCAACAAGCTGTCGTACAATGGTTTCGCTTGCAATACCCACGGTATATAATAGCTGCTATTCCTAATGGCGGCTTTCGTAATGCGAAAGAAGCAACGATAATGAAGCGTGAGGGGATTCTTGCCGGATTCTCCGACCTTATCATAATAGCCGAGCATAATGTGTTGTTCCTCGAAGTAAAAACGCCCGATGGCAGACTGTCTGAGAAACAAAATGAATTTCAGAGAAAGGTCTGCGCTCTTGGTTTTGAATATATAGTTTGTCGCTCATTTGATGAATCTGCACTTGCAATCGAGCGATGGCTAAAAGTAATATCAATGAAGTAAATGTAAATAAAAGAGATACTCAATGTCGCAAAAAGAATATTTTATAAAATCAAATAATAAAGCTGCATACGCTGTCAAGACGGAGGGAGGCTATGAATTGTGGTCTAATGACCGCAGGCTTCACATCATTATTGAGAAAACAACGGCTTTTAATCCATTCAACAATTCACAGCAGGAGGTGTATGTTACGAAGTGTTGGATGTTCTATGTCAGTAGCTGGGAGCGTGGTGACAATAGCACAACCGTTACATCAATCGACGAATATATTAAAGAACTTGCATTTTCGCCTTACTTTACAAATGCTGTTAATGAGTACCGGCAACAAAATAATATATCAGAATAAAATATGCAAAATCCAATAAAATGCTATAATGTAGAGTCTTTTGGCAGCATTCATAGAGTGTATGCCGACCAGTCTGTTGATACTGAATATATACAAGAAACGCTAAACATTGGCAAGGTGTCGGTGTTTCAGTTCTCATACACGGAGTATTTGATAACGGACAACTGGCTTATCTATATGGAGGACTATTTACGCAAGAAAGGGTTATTTAAGTTTAAGACTAAGAAGCTTTTTCGAGATGCACAGCGTTCTCTACGCAGCATAATAAAGACAGTAGAACAAAGTTCTGAACCTGATTATTGCAACGAGTATGCCAACCAGTTATACGACATGACAACACCTATCTTGAAAAGGCTACATGAGCAGATATCCAAAAAGTTAGCAAACCTTGGTGTGGGCAGACCTGGTCTTTGTGCCTTGATGATAGTAGTCCAAAACCTTATATGTATGTCAAGCGACACTTTTGAACATATATTCAAGCGAATACAGGAGATAAGGCATATTGATGTCCGTAGTTGCTTTGCACCGATGTTCCCTGTACGGGCGTTAAAGTCTATTGAAATGATGCTTGAAAACATTATGGGCGAAGACCGTAACACGTATCGGGACAACATCGTAAAGAACAAGGCTATAAAGGCAACTTTTGATGCGTTCTTTAAAACGCTATACAGTCAAGATAATATAAAGAAGGCAAGCCGTGCTGCATACGATGCAATGTCTGCTGAGCAGCGTGAACGATATACTTTGCTTGAAGATGGTGCTTGTGTACTTAAAGAATACGTAAATGCCAAGAAAAAAGAAAACAACAACAGTGCATGTTGATATGCTTTCACGAAAGGATTGTGTTGATAAGGGCTGTGCATGGGCACAAGACTATCCGCTTAATCTTTTCAGTGGCGATGCGGACGAGTGCAAGTTTACTCGCGATGATTTGCGCTCGTCCTTTATTGCCGGTATTAAACAGTACTTACAAACTATATGGCATGATGCCAACACCGAGTTGCCCAACGACGGCGAGTGGTGTTTGCTTCGCACAACAAGCGGTTTCCGACTCGCTACACGTCGAGCGATGCAATCGGGTGTATACAAGTGGTGGTTCATGGACTACTCTATGTATGAGGGCAAAGGGCTGGAGCAATGGGCGTATGTCAGCGACCTTGTGCTGTACAAATAATTGCTCGATGCCCTTACTACAAGTAACCCCATTGCACAATAACAGAATACTAATTTTCTGTCTGTAACACATAAATCTTAACAAAAATCACATGGCTAATTTGAAATTAACAAAAGAGAGTACGAATAGTGAAATCAAGGAGTATTTTACCGCAGTGTTAAACCTTTCACAGTCTAACAGGGAATTTCCTGTAAGTATTGATGATGTATGGCCGCTTGTATATGGCAAGAAATCGGATGCTGTAGAAGCACTCATTAATAATGAGCAGTTCATAAAAGATGTTGACTATCAAGTTTTGCGGAAAAATCCGCAAAACCCCAAAGGGGGTAGACCTACAATAGAATACTACCTTACGACTTCTTGTCTTGAATATTTTATTGCCCGGAAAATCCGTAGTGTATTCGAGGTCTACCGGCAAGTCTTTCATAAAGCGGTACAAGCTATTGCTGTTCCTCAGACTTTTGCCGAAGCGTTGATGCTCGCCGCTAAACAACAGCAGGCTATTGAGGAAAAACAACGGCTAATAGAGCAAAAGAATATAGAGATAGAACAAAAGAACACAGAAATAGTTGAACTTTCAACCGCTATCACAGAAATGCAGCCTAAAGTCAGCTATGTAGACACTATTCTCCAGTGTAAAGATACTGTACAGGTGACACTTATTGCACAAGATTATGGGAAATCAGCAAAAGCGTTCAATGTACTTCTTCGCAATATGCAAATACAGCGCAAGGTTGGCACAACATGGGTTGTACGTGCTAAATATCTACAATGTGGTTATGTTCAGTCGGAGACATTTGAATATCCGCATAGTGACGGTACAAAAGGCGCGCGTGTCTATACGAAATGGACACAAAAGGGTCGATTGTTCTTATACGAAACATTAAAAAAGCATGGTATTCTACCACTTGTCGAACAAACAGAGCAAGCAAAGAAATAATCAACTTGTAATAAAAAGAGTAGGGCGGCAGCGTTCCACTCTTTTATTTGTTAAAACCCAGTTATTTTTCTGTTATTTACAGGGAAAACATTATCTTTGCCTTATGGCAAAAGTAGACATACAGATAAAAGGTATAGAAGCCTTAAAGAAAAGGCTTATGGAGAAAAAACAGGCCGTGGAGAACGTTTTGGATCAGTTACTCGCACAGCTTGGCGAAGAAGCTGTGACTTTTTCAAAAGACAATAAAGGCTACCAAGACCAAACGGCAAATCTTAAAAACTCCATATCATTTGCTGTGTTCAAAGACGGTAAGCTACTCAACTCTTTTATAGGTAATATTCCCGAGCCTGACAAAGTAAAAGGCGGTCAGGCGCAAGTACAAAAAGCATTGGAGGAATATGCGTCAAAACCCGGTGTCGTAGCTCCGCAGGGTTACACCGTTATTGTTGTTGCTGGTATGGTATATGGCAAGTATGTTGAGGACAAAGGATATAACGTGCTGTATCTTACAAAGCATTTTTTGCACAATGGTATAAAAGATGCACTTAAAGAAGCTCTGGAGGCGCTGGAATAAAAAACAAGAGTGAGGTTGTAATGCCCCACTCTTTATCTTTCCAATTATTGTAATAAATCTCTCTTACGTAGATAAAGAGATAATTAATCCTCATTTGTGATAATAGTTAATTTATCTTTATCACAAGAAAACATAGCTTGACAAACATTGTATCCACCAAAGCCATTTTTAGCTCTGTATTTAACAATGAATAATTTTTCATTCTCTTTAGATGATTGTACTTCATTCATGTCTACAAATTCATAGCTGTCAGGGTCTCTTAATCTCTTTTTAATCAAGTCTTCCGCTAAACTTTCTACATACTCCGTATTTTCATACAAGGGCTTATCGGTTATTTCTTCATCGTTTGATTTCTGTCCAATTGCGGACATTATCATAAAAATAATAAAAGTTACACCTATGGCTGTTAACCAGTCAGAACTACCTTTTTTCATAGTTTTAATTTTATAATACGTAAATTTTGTTATATCTTTTAATTATTGCTTTTGAAACACTTTCTTTGGCCTGCTGCGCATACATCATTTTTAATATTAAATACTCGCGCTGTTGCAATTTACCGAGCCACAACAGCCGTTCATAGCATTGTATAGCTCGACTTATAACTCCATGTTCAATGTATTGTTTTACAAGCTCACGGATTTCTTCTGCTGACATGTCGTATACCTGCGTCATAAGCTTTAGATTTGTTTACAAAGGTAGGTATTTTTGTTGATATTAGTACTATTATATTTTATATTTATTTCTACTAATAGATAAACCTCTAAATTATTCTTAATACAGAGAAATAAACTAAGAATGACTTGGTTGTTCGAAGATAAAATATTAACTTTGCGGTGTAAAATTAATAAACAACTAATATAGGAGATACAACAATGAACAGCAATTATCCATTTGTAAACGACACACACAACCGTTATTGGTGGTCTATTTTTGCCGAGCTTGTCGGAGAGGAAGGTAGCGGAGAATATATGGCATGCATTACAGCACTCAGAAAGACCAAAGAGAAATTCCCCGATGCTGAAATGAAATAAAAACAAAATAAAGGGGAAGCTTGCTACTTCCCCAAAAACAAAAAATATCAAGATTATGACAAAACAGGAAGAAATTAAAGTATTACAATCACTTAAAGGTAATACATACTTTGCACAGAAGTTTGGAGCGGACATCGACCAGATGTGCGAGAATATAAAGAATGATTTTGCTATTGAGTGCGGTTGCACTTTTAACAAAGAAACTGAGGTTTTGCGCAAAGAAGTAGAAAACGTTAAAACAGTAGCAAAAGATATGATTACAATTTTTGCGCATAACATAATTGCTGCTCTCGATAAAGGCAACGACACGGACGCTATGGCCTATCAAGCTGTGGAAGAAGTTATAGGAATCAAGGAGATAATCAAATTCAAACATTCTCAAAACATCGAATTGTCGGACAGCGAAATCAAGTATCTGGTAGAAAATTTGGACAAATAAGCACAAACGATTATGAAAAAGAAAAATTATACAGTCTACACTTACTACAGTCATAAGCATGGAAAGTTTGGATATGTAAAAACTCACAGTGTTGAAGAAGCTATTGAAATAGCACGAAAAGATGGTGATAATATCAAACCAACAGATTTACAGGTGCGTTTATAAACATACCATTATCCGTGAGCGACAGGCGCACATCACGTTCGAGACGTGACACGGAACAATACTACGTAGAATACGGTACAGATTTTCGTTAGAAGTTCCTTTGAGCCATCCGTCTAAAAATGACTGAAAGAGAAATCGGAAGGAGAATACCTAAACTCAGTCGCAAGAACTCGAACTTGTCGTTTGGCCTGTGAACGTATAAGCAGACAGCACGGAAAGGGGTGCTCATTATCCCACCGTCAAACCTTAGTGAAGACGAAAAATCATAAGGCGTGAGATAACACGGCAAACATGTGTGGCATACAGTATTATGGCACGTTAAGAAGAAAACGTTAAACGCAAGATGACAACTTAGATAGTCGGTTTTCGTGTAAAGATAGGCTTTCCATTGTGGTTCGATTCCACACACGGAACTAATAAATAATAATTTAAAACATACGATTATGAAAACTATTTTTTTTGAAGATTCATACATTGCTGGCTTTGAGGTTACAACGGCTAACGATGTTATCAAAGCTCAAGAGCTCGGATTGCACATCTGTGATAAAAATCAGAATTATTTTGATGATATTGTCGTTGAAATAGACGAAGATGGTATAGAGACAGAGCGAGTGGCAACCAAAGAAGAGTGCATGGAAAGAATGTTCAAAGCACTCAAGGAACAAAATCAACTCTATGCTACTTTTAATTATGAAGACAGCGGTATGAAAGCAGTGAAGGACTCCGCTACAATTCTCGCAAGTGACTTCCGTATTGGACAAACTGTCTATACGATGCTAAACAACAAAATAGTAAGTGGAACTATCCTGTATATGTCAATGTCTATAGGCGAACAAAAAGACAAATTCTATTTGGATTATCGTTCACAGTATCTTATCGAAAATGTCTACTCCTTCTGCGCAGAAAGAGCTGGTATCTCTAAAGACGTGTTATCGCTGCCTTCGCAAGAGTTTAACCACATTCTTACTTTGGTACACAAATCCATACACGGCAATTCCGTAGTTATCAGTATTGACAAACGTAAGGAAAATAGATATATGAACGAGATATTCGCAACCAAAGAAGAACTTATAAACAGTCTTTTAAACATATAAATTCATGTTTATAAAAGGTTTTGTGCATTGTTAAATCTAAAATACAATCAATAATATGATAGAAATTCCAAAGTCAAATGCAAGAGAAGAGCAAGAGAATGAGCTTGCACAATGGGTTCTTGACAATTTAAAAGAAAGAAAAGAAGTACAGATTCTTCAGCGAACCGAAGGTTGCTGTGCTGGTAACTGGACAGGATCTATGCCGAACGAAAACAAATGGCATGCATCTTCGTTCGAAGCGGTTGATAACGTTGTGCGAGCATTCCGCCGACAAGGATATGTTGTTACAGAACATTGCTCGATGCGTTATCCAAGTGCATATATAAACTTTAGAAAATAACGATATGGCTACAATTAGAAAACCACAAGAAGCGTCCACACTGTCACCTGTTTCCATGCAAGAAGTTCCTACGTCATCTTACGTCTACGTCGTAGAAGTTGAGTCGAAACAGCAAGACAAAGACAATAGTAATGATGTCTGCGATATACATTCAGGAGTCCTTCGTGTCTTTGCAAATAAAGAGGATGCATTGGCTTACGTTCGTCAATACTACGATGAATGTGAATTGGTCAAAAAGAGTATTGAAACTTTTGAAAATGGTAATGGATATTTCTATGTTAAAGTAAGAACATATAGTGAAAACATTCCGGATTCTGTGTCTTTAAGTGGCGATAAGTTAGAAAATAGAATATGCATAACAAAAGTTAGTTGTTATGCACATGAAATATCGACTGACTTTGACAAAGAAAAGATTTCTTTTGATAATGACTACTACGATAAATTCATAGGATAGAATATGAACGTATACACAGAATATATGTTGGCAAAGCTGTTTAATGTTACGACAACTTCGCCATATGAATGTGATTTAAAGAACACGGCGCCTGTTAAAGGCAGAAAATCATATCGCAATGCAATGGCAGTATCAATACGTGTAGTTGAAAATAAAGCAATTGGACCTGCGGTGTCGCTTATGCTTCTCGTTGATGGGCATTATCGCAAGATACAATGGAATATGCTATCTGATAGTGAAAAAATATGTATTCAAAAAGCCTTAGGTGTATAAACGCAAAAGCCCACTGCCAACGGAGATACATTTGGCAGTGGGCAAGGAGTTTAACGTAATATCTCGTTAGAGATACAACAATGTGGTGCAAAGGTAGCTCAAATATTTGTGCGTGCAAAATATTTGGCGTACATTTGCATATTATTAACTAAAAAGAATATCAACATGACAGCAGAAGATATTTTAAAATATTGCCATTTCTATAAGGGCGAGGCGATAATGCCAGAATCCTTCGAAGGTACAAATGAAGGTCAGCTGTGGATAGCCGAAAAAGCTGCATGTGAGAATTTTGCAAGCAACATTCGTGCTAATGCGGCGCAAAAAGACATCGCTTCTTATGTCGCTTCCTATGTTGGCAAATGGAATCCTTATGAGTTAGCAGATGTTATGAACACTTACCTTATAAAGGTTCCAAATGTTGAAGCCTTTATAAGGGAAGTGTATTTATAATTTATACAAGGCGTTTCCTTTTATATAATAGATGGATGCGCCTTTCTTTTTAAATTCCTTGGCAACCTTTAAAAAATTATCGTGAGAGCCATCTAAAATATCGTATGGATAGGTTATGGATTCTATGCAATCAACAGTAAGCTGTCCGTGATATTGTAGCTCGAGATATGTTGATATGTGCTTCTTTTTAAATTCTACAAGGTTTGCTGTTTGTATGTTACTTGACGTAGGTGTATTATAAAAATCGTCATAAGAACACGCTTTTGGGTCGCTAACCAAAGACGGTTGATATCTAACACCTAAAGAATCTCCTGCTGTCCACGTTGCTACAACCTTGTCTTTTTTAAAACGAACTTCGACATTACCGTAGCTTCTTGCTGTGTTATTCTGCATTGAGCGCAGTATGTTATGGTCGAGCAAGTTTCCGTATTTTTCATATTCGGTTCTCGCTAATTGTTGTGTTAAAAGGTCTCGTTGTGGAAGACCGAACAGTTTGTGAGCAGCCTCTAAACGTGAATGTGTAGGGCTGATTTTGCCTGTTGTAGACGTAGAACCTAAGTAACCTCCAGATGAACCAGTTTCAAAGGTGTTCATGAATTTTGAGTTTAAGACCTTTTCGAGTATAGAATCTTTTATGTTCATTCCCAAATCGTGTTCATTAAACACCTGCTGCATTAATATCTCTATCTCATTTTTATGAGTTTTTGCCGCAGCGCCATAAAAACGGCTGTTTTTTTCGTATTCACTTATTGCATCTTCAAGATGTTCAAGAGTTTTTGGGAATTTTGTACCCAGGCGCTTCTTTAAATCTTTTATTGTTTCGTGATTAACTGCCGTTTCCTTCAAAACCTTAGGTGATTTTGTCTTGTTTTTTAGGAGCTGCTGATATTTTCTATTAATCTCCTGTGCTTTGCTTCTTGCTAAAGCTAAGTCGACATTTTTTTGAGTCAATATGCGATTCATCTCGGATGCTAACTCTTTTATCTTTCTGCTTTTTGATAAAGAAGCGTATGCGAGTGCGCTACTAACACTGTCGGCAACATCTTTAATTTCAATCTTTTTCTCTACAATGCGCAGTTCTTTCTTATACGCATCTTGGGCAACTTTCCACGTGTTGTATTTTTTATGTTCTTCGACCCATCTAATCTCGGATTCGAGAAATCGTTTTCTTGGAAGCAACTCGGCACTCTCTCTTGCCAATCTTGCTTCGACAGCACTATTGACGGCAATAGCTTCTGACATTGAGTAGTTGCGTGCAACAAGAATAGGGTTGTCGAGCCGCGACAGAGACAAAATCTTTTTGCCCTGCTCCTTAAGTGCTTCCGCTTCTTTGTAAATATTTGCATAATCTTTTGCGTCAAGAGCTACTTTTAATGCCGATGTATCTACATCTTTTATGCCGTCCATATAGCGCATGATGCTCTTGCCATAATGTGTATAAGCTCTTTCTGTTGCAAGTCGTTTGTGTCGCTGCTCTACCTTTCTTTTAATAGCTTCCACATCTCGCTTCGCGTGCCTTGCTTTTGCAATCTCTTGTATTGCTTCACGACGAGACATTGCCTTTACGCCCATTTCCTTGCGTTGTGTTGCGTCCAAATACTTCACCCAATAACTTTTATTATCAGCTAAATGCCATGCAAGCTTACCGCGTTTAAATGCGTCCACGATTTTGTCACCGTTGGCTTCAATATACCGTTTGTATTGGTCGGGCACGTCCTTTACACGGTTCGGAGATATGTAGTTTGTCATATCTTCTCCTTTTGCCAGTCGCTTATAGAACTGCTTGCGTTCTTCACCGCTAATCATAACGGGGTCACTGGTACACATGCATTGAGCATGCCAACTGTCCCAGTCAAAATCTTTTGGGTAATAGCCTTCAAGTTCGTCGCAGATATCTGCGTCTTCCTCTGGATCGTGCTGTGGAGAGATATGTATATGCTGACCAATGACGAAAGGCTCATTTTTCCAACGTTCGTTTCGCGCCTTGTGATAAGCTGCATTTATCTCCGTGCGAGCAACACGCAGAGCATTCTTTCTTGCGGAGCGATATACGCCTTGCCCTACACGTTCGAGCGGCTCTTCTACAAAACGTACACGTCCATCGATAATACGCTTCCTGCGCCAAGTGACAACATCCTTCTTCTGTCCGTTTTTCAGCACTTTTACGGTGTGATAACGGCGGTACATCATGTCAGGATTATTCAGATACTGCCGTAATCTTCTTCCTACTTCTTCTGCCGACGTGCCCTTCTCCAATCCGTCGGCTATTACATTTGACATCGCCATTTCAAACTCCGCTTTCGTCTGCTGGCAGTAGTTCCAAACAGACTGTGCAAGGTTTAAGCCGTTTTTAGCATTGAGTCTATTGGCGATAAACGTCGCTGCTGCCGTTTTTCTTGCGGTCTGCAAGGCTTTGTCTGATAGTACGGAGAATTGCCCCAAAGCGTCGCCATCATGCGTGTACGCCAAAGAAACGCCGTCTGTTATGCCGCTTTTGTAGCATAATATACTGTTTTGGAAATAGTCGTTAAATATGTCTTCAAGTCGAGCTTTAAGCAAAGGGAAATTGTCAAAATTGAAAAGAGCGTCACTTTCGAGCACATCTTCGTTATAGCCAAGAGAGAGCAGCTTCTTGACATAACCACTATACAACATGCCAAGTCGGCGGTTGTACGCTGCGAACAGTTGGTTTAACTGCTCTTTCTTTTGTTTTGATGTTAGCTTTTTTGCCATCACTTACTTAATCTGTATCGTTGCTCAATATCCATAAAAGCATTATGTTCTTTTGTGGGTTTATTGTTGTGTCTGTCAATTAATTCTTCCATTTTCTTATCCCATTTACCAAAATTTTGTTTGTCTTGGATATATTTGTATTGCTCCCTCATATTGTTGAGAGTTGCAGTTTCCCATTTATACCCTTGATAGGTGACATGGAATTTGTTGTCTCTTGTATCATATCGAATTTGCCCAAATTCTCTCAGCATACCGGCTATCTTTTTTCCGTTGAGACCTATATCTACATGCAAATAGCCTTGTTCGTCAACACTTAAATGTGTTACAGTAATGAAAGGTTGGTCTGGATATAATTTCTTTAATTCCTCACGACCTTTATATATAGCTTTTGCCTTGTCTGAATCTGAATAAGCTCCATTGTCATTAATTGTGTACATATAGTCACTGACAGCAGTAATCTTTTCAGTAGGAAGAGTTTCTTTTGGGCGACTCTTCCTTGTTCCTCCACTATTTTTTGACATAATTATTCCTCCTCGTTATTTTCTACTGACTGTGCTGCTGATGCGGAACTGCCCATACCAAGCATTGCCGCCTGTTGCATTAATTCGCTCTGTTGCTCTTCTTTCATTTCTTTTTCTACACTATCTGCATCATCGTTGAGTGGATTAAGCTCAATGGAGCGACGCTGCGAGGTCGACGGTTTGCCTCCGTTGCTCTGAGTGATAAGTTGCATTAGCTCAACATTATTCTCTGGTATGTACGGCTCAAACACTGGTTCAAAGTCAATATTCTCAGCCACACTCATGTCTATGCCTTTTACGTAAATGCCGGCGTTGCAAATACCATTGGCTACGATGTTACTTCTGCGTGTGAACATTTCTCCATACATTTCCGTTTTGTTGCCAACCTTTATAAAAGGATCTGTAAACATCAAACGTATAGCGACACCGCTTGTATTGTTGCCCAGCGTTTTCATGTTCTCGAACGATATGTCGGGAGTCTGCGTAAAAGAGAAAATAATGTTGAATAGGTATGCGATTTCGCCTTTGACCGACTCGGGCGAATGATCCCAAGATAAAACGTTCATTTTTGTGTCTTTCCCTCCTTGGAATACTGCACCCTGTTCGCCTTTCTCAGCAAAGCCTTCAAGCCTGCCTTGTATAAAATACTTGGGTGTACCAAAATAGTCATTTGTATCACCCCAGTTGGATATACATTCCTCCACACGGTCTGCTGCCCATTGAACGTCCGCCCATTCGGATTTGTACTGACGATAGTATACGACAGGTATTTTGGTAAAGCCGTGTGCTTTTACGTCTATGCACGTCCAGCCAGAGCCATTATTGATATACTTGTACACATGAAGGTCTGTGTATACATCGAAATGCTGTTCAGACGTTCCAAGCTCGTCAAATGTGTAGTATTCACGTCCGAAGCCGTCCATACGATGCCAATCATTGAAATGTGGATAGAGCTTATCGCCATTGGCAGGAGATAAAAGCTGTACACGTATCTCACCACCGAGTCGTCCGTTTTCGTCGGTTGTCATATACCACAACTCTGCCGCTTCACATTGTGATGATACTGTACGCACAAGTCGTTTGTCAAAGTACTTCATTTTGTTGTCATGGTAGCAGTGCAACAATGCATCAAAAAGCTGCTGCTGCTTGCTGTTAAGCGACTTTAACAGCACGCCATGCGAGTTCGCTTTGTACGTTACGGCATTTGTAAGTAAGAATCCGACAAGTCGCTCCACAATAATATTTTGCGTAGGCAGAGCAATGCGCACTCGGTCAACAAGTTCGGTTTTGTATATAACCTGTCCTGTAATCGGGTCTTTTTGGTCGGTTGGTACTTTTATCTTCTTATTCTTGCGTTTGTTTTTGTCGAAGACATCATGTTTGTAAGGATCCCACTGTTTCATAAGTGTTTCAAAATTCTCATGCTGTGGTAATTTTCGTGCCGTCAGTAACATATGTACTGTGTTGCCATCATTGGCGAGTATTTCTGTTATCTTTCTCATATTTTGCTAACTTTGTTAGCAAAGTTACAAAACGCATATAGCTGGCGATTACAAAACCAATATGCTGTGTAAACAATTTGCAAAGTCTTAAAAAATCTAATAAAAGAAAAATTTATAGCAGATAATTTTGTTATATACTAATAATATATTAATTTGCGTTGTAGAAATTAATATATAACTAATAAAAAAAGGAGATACAACAATGAAAATTAAAGTTACACGCAAAGATGGTTTACCTATCATTGGCAGAAAGAAAAGCTTAACATTTACAATCTCAAGAGACCTCGAACAGCTAAGCAAAGCAAGTGAAAAAACGTTTTGCATTAACGATATAAATAGTGACGAATGGTCTGTTTCGTACATTAATGACGAAATGGAGAAGAATAACGAAATAATAGAGTTTGTGTTTTCTATTGAAGATTACAACAAAACTTTAGAGGAGGTTAAGGTTATCTATTGGAAAAATGACATAATAGAAGACGAATTTGAATTTATCGCCGCAACCGATTAAGAGACAATAAAAGAATAGATGACGATAACTACTATTCACTATCAATGGATATAGATAGACTTTTGATTTTTGCACTTAAAGAATTGAAGAATGAGTAATACTGTATATATTCCAAAAAACAAGAATATAGATAGAAGAACAAAAAATATTGTTCACCTATCTGATGGTTCTATAAAATATGATTTTAATAAGTATAATAGCTATATTGAAGCTATTTATGCTGATTATATAGATAACCGAACGGACGAACAATTAAAAGAGTCTATTTCTCTTTGTTTTGCCGATAGCCTTGACCAAAAGGTTATGTTCAAGAAATTAAAATTACAATTTTTATCAGCCCTCGCCAACACGGATAAGGCATCAGACATGAAACCAGTATTTCTTACAAATATGTTAGCTTTTATTGCTTGCGATGAAGATGAATGCTTACATCTATTCACATCTCCACCTGTTAGAGGATTCTTTAATTGGGAAAGCAATGGTGTCGGTCATTGTTTTGACATTGACGAAAGTTATTGTGAAGACTTAGGAATAGATGTTCCTACTTGGGATGATGAACCTACAGAAGTAGAAATCGACATTCATATTAGCAAGCACGAAGAATAACAATACATTCAGCCCTCGCTATCACGGTCAAAGCATAAAATGAGAAAGAAAGGAAGCGGAGGCGCAAGGATAGGCGCAGGGCGTAAAAAACTCAATAAAACAATGCTTCATACGTCTATTGATAAAGACTATCTTTTCTTATTGAAACATAAAGCAGAAGCCGAGCATCTTACCATCGGTGATTGGTCAGTAAAGAATGTAAAACTATCATAGGAATTGGGCAGGGAAGAGGATTTCTTCTCTTCCTTATTTTGTTTTACCCCTCCCAATGTGCCAATGATTGCACTCACTACAAAGATATGCGGAGTAACCAAGCAGCTGCTTTTTCTTTATGTACCTTGCGGTTGCCTTCTCATTATCAAAGGAAAATTTAGCTACCCCTCTGCTATTATAATGGGAGCGTTTGCGATGATGCTCCCTTGGTTGTTTATCGTATATTCGTTTCATAAGCATTTCGATTTTAACCCATCAGACCGAGAATGTCGGCGGCTTGCATTCCGCTGCCGTATGCACCAAGAACCTTGTCAAGAACAACATATCGAATACCGTCTAATCCGTGATTCCACATGTCAATTGGTACATTGAGCCACTTTCCTTCTTTGTCCTGTT